ATGTGATTAATGAATATTTTCCTCATTGTCGTTCTAGTTGTCGAAATTTTATTTCATTCCCTACGAGCGAGGATACACGTATTGCTAAGATTAATAACCACTTTAAGAATACAGAAAATAAAGGAATACAAGGAAAAGAATTCTTATATAAGATTTAAGATTTATATATAAAGATATGAAATATATAAATTATATGAATTCTTTCAACACAGAAGTGTTTTTAAAAAATACTGGTTTATTTTGGCAATATCCAGTAATTACTGAAAAAGAATTTTATAATCAAAACAATACTAACCCTAATTATTGTGGTATTCCTTGGGCGACTTGTATAGACAAAAATGTAAATATTAATTTGCTTTTTAAAGTTTTAAAACCATATACCAAACATAAACATTATTATACATGTTGTCAGCATATACATTTTAGAAAATTAATTCCATTAATGAAAAGTATTGGAATAACAACTTTATATACACCTCATAAAATAAAGAATGAAGATGCAATCAATGGAATTACATTAAAACCTTGTCCTCTTTATGCTGTAAATGTTGAAAATCCACACCGTAATAAATCATTAAAAGAAGTTGATTATAAAATAGTAAAGCGTACATATTTATATTCATTTGTAGGTGGATATCAACCAAGTAATTATCTCTCAAATATCAGAGAACGTATTTTTAAAATGGATAAACACAAAAATGCTGTTATAATAAATACTGGTTCTTGGCATTTTAATAATCATGTATATTCTATAAATCAAAACGCTATGGGTTCAATCAATGAAAATAAACAAATAAAAGAACAAACGAAAACATATAATGATATCTTATTAAAAAGTCGTTTTAGTTTATGTCCTAGTGGAAGTGGTCCAAATTCCATTCGTTTTTGGGAATCATTAGCAATTGGCTCTATACCTGTATTGTTATCAGACAATTTAGATTTACCAGAATATATAGAATGGGAAAAGGCTATAATTATTTTAAAAGAAAATGAACTAGATAAAGTGAATGGTTTGTTAGAAGATATGGATGAAGAGAGAGAGAGAGAAATGCGGTTGAATTGTATAAAAATATATAATCAATTAAAAAATAATTATAAAAATTGCAAGAATACAATTATACATTATTGTTGTGGTTCATATGATATAGGTGATTTTGGAGGAGTTGCACGGTATGATTACCATTTATCATTATTATATCCACATCGTATATTTGTAAAAGGACCACAAGAGAAGAAATATTTGTTATATTTATTAAATAATGTCATTAATCCAATTGTTATTACAGATAATCATTTATCGTGCGATATTCCAAATAAATATAATATTATATTAGTTCATCATGGTAGTGCATTAACACATGCAGAGAGAGAACCACAATGGTCGCCTTACTGGAAAAAATTATGTTGCAAAGGTCAAATAAATATGTTACATTATAGAAAACAAGAAAAAACAAAAATTATATCAATAAGTCAATTTTGTTATGATGAATTTATGCGATTTTTTCCAAATATATATCTAAATTTTAAAAATAATTTAATATTACATACAAGTGAATTAAATTATAATATATATAAAAGTAAATTTAATCATAAACCTCGTGTACTTGGAAATTTTAATGGATTTCTTAAAGGGGAACATATCTATAATAAGTTAAAATTATTAAAATCTGGGTTTATATTTAATAAATTAAATATTACTTACAATAAAAACAAACATAAAAGTTATGAAAATTATAATAAAGAAAAACAACAAATATATATAGAAAATGACATATTTTTACAATTATCCTTGTGTGAAGGAAATTCATATGCAACATTAGATGCTTTTTTATGTGGAAATATTATTGTCGCTACAAATGTTGGTTTAACATATAAAGATGTTCCAGAAGATTCTTATGTTAAACTAGATTATAGAAAGATTAATGATATAAATTATCTTTTAGAGAAGTTAGAGTATGCATGGGATAATAGAGAAAGATTATCAAAAAATGCAAGAAATTTTTATTTAGAAAAATGCAATATGAATAAATGGAAGAGAGAAATGAACTTAATGTTCGAATCATAGAAAATGTTAAGTTGATATGGATGAACTATACCTAGAACATAATTAGACCCTCCAAAGAAGAAAGATGTAAGAACTATGAAACAATAGAAAATTGTTGTTATTGGTAATTTACTATCAATCATTATAAAATTGAATTAAAACAATATACCATTCTATTATTATATCTATAAGAAATACATATAATAATGAGCGTTTCTTTTAGGCTTTTAACATTTAACGAGTATAACGAAGAAGTTGAAGAAGATGGAAGTTTATCAGAGAGTTCAAACTCTCAGGACTACACTCCAAAAAAAGACAACAAACAATTTATTATGCAATTCTTTGGTATGGATGAAAAAGGAAAAACATATACACTATACATTGAAGATTATAAACCTTTCTTCTATATGAAAGCAGATGATTCATTTCGTAAATATCATATTAATGGATTAAAAGAACATATAGTAGAAAGGATTGGTGAATATTATAAAGATTCTATAGATAAGATAACAATGGTGAAGAGAAAAAAATTATATGGATTTGATAATGAAAAATTATATACTTTCTTAAAAATAAAATGTAATAATACAATTGTCTATAATAAGATTAAAAATCTATTTTATGATAAAGATAACAAAATGCAAGAGAAAAGATTAAAGCGTGGTGGATTGAAATATAAACAATATACATTTCAATTATATGAGGCAAACATTCCACCTCTTCTTCGTTATTTCCATATACAAAAAGTCTCTCCAAGTGGTTGGGTTCAAGTAGATAAAGACAAGTTAAATAAACACGAATCAAAATTAACAACATCAGATTATGAATATACAATCCATTATAAAGATTTAAAACCGTTTGAAAGCAATATGAATGTACCATTCAAGATATGTAGTTTTGATATTGAGGCAAGTAGTAGTCATGGAGATTTTCCACTTGCAAAAAAGACATATTCAAAATTAGTAACAGAACTTGTGGAATATTGGGATAAAATAGAAGAATGCTCTACTTTATCGGTCATAGAACAAACAAATAAGATAAACGAATTGTTTTATGTTGCAATGGATATTAGCGATAATATAAATCATTATATTTCCAAGATTCATCTTAAGATTGACTTAAATTCTGAAACGAAAAAAAGAATTATAGATACATTTATAAGTAAATATGGAGGTCAAGTGTTATCTATATTAAATTCTAAAGAAAAACTGGATGATAAAAAAAATAAGCTTGATACAATTTTAACCAAACAATTACCAAAGGTTGAAGGAGATAAGGTTACCTTTATTGGTAGTACATTTAAAAAATATGGAGAGAAAGAACCATATTTAAACCACTGTATTGTATTAGATAGTTGTGATGATATTGAAGATGCTGAAATAGAACGATATGATAAAGAGGAAGATGTATTGATGGCTTGGACGAGATTAATACAACGTGAAAATCCTGATATTATTATAGGTTATAACATATTTGGTTTTGATTATATCTTTATGTTTAATCGTTGTGAAGAATTAGGGGAATATTATGTAAAAGAGTTTCTCAAATTATCTCGTGTAAAAGACAGTATTTGTGCAAGATATGAAAATGGGAGATATAAACTTGAGGATAAAACCATTACAATTGCAAGTGGAACTCACGAATTGAAATATATAAATATGACTGGAAGAATACAAATTGATTTATACAATTATTTTAGGCGTGAGTGTAATTTGGAATCTTATAAATTAGATTATGTTTCAGGTCATTTTATAGGTGATAAAATCGTAAAAATAGAAGATATAGATGGGAAAACAGTATTTAATACAAAAAATATAACAGGTATTAAAAAGAATAATTACATTCATATTGAAGAGATAGGACATTCTACACAATATTATAACAATGGTGAGAAACTGTATATTGAAAATATTATAAAGAATAACAGAATACAGTTAAATAAAGTAATACATCCTGATAAATCTAAGACTTTAAGATGGTGTTTAGCAAAAGATGATGTATCTCCAAAAGATATATTTGAATTAACGAATCAAGGTCCAAGCGAACGTTCTATTGTTGCAAAATATTGTATTCAGGATTGTAATCTCGTCCAGTCTTTGTTGGGTAAAATTGATGTACTAACTGGTTTTATTGAAATGAGTAATATTTGTAGTGTTCCGATTGATTATCTAGTTATGCGAGGTCAAGGTATAAAATTGTTTAGTTTTATTGCAAAGAAGTGTTTGGAGTCTAACACACTAATTCCAGTATTAGATAAACAAAGTAATGGAGATTATGAAGGTGCGATTGTATTAGAGCCGAAATGTGGTTTATATTTGGATGAACCGGTTGCGTGTGTGGATTATAGTTCTCTCTATCCTTCTTCTATGATTAGTGAAAATATATCTCATGATAGTAAAGTATGGACTAAAATATATGATACTCATAATAATCTAATTGAAGAATCTGGAGTTCGAGATAAGAATGGAAATTATATCTATGATAATTTAAAAGACTATTCTTATGTAGATATAGAATATGATTTATATGATAAAGTAAGAATAAATGATAGTACTAAAGAAGAAAAAGTTATTGTAGGAAAAAAAATATGTAGATACGCTCAGTTTCCAGATAATAAACTTGCAATTATGCCTCGTATTTTGAAAGAACTATTAGCAGCAAGAAAATATACTCGAACACAAGCAAAATATACAACTATTTCTACCCATATTGGTGATTTTACAGGATTAAAAGTAGATGACTGCGATACATCAATAACACTAAAAACGGATCATGGGATCAAAGTGATTGAAAAATCTTCAATTCTTGAAATGAAAGATACATATGACGATTTTATGAAGAATGTTTTAGATAAAAGACAATTAGCAATTAAAATTACAGCAAATTCACTATACGGACAATGTGGTGCAAAGACATCATCCTTTTACGAACAAGATGTAGCTGCATCCACAACTGCTATTGGTAGAAAATTATTATTATATGGAAAGAGAGTAATTGAGGAAGTATATGGAGATAGAATTTGTGAAACAAAATATGGAAAAGTACATTCACACGCAGAGTATATTTATGGGGATAGTGTGTTGAAAGATACACCTATTATTGTTTATGATATCATAGAGAAAGAAATAAAGATAAAGACAATTGAAGAATTAGGAGGTAAAGAACCTCGTATTTGGCATTCCTATAAAAATTTCAAAGTCTTAGATTCTTATTTAAGTAATCGCAGGTCAAAAAAACAGAGTTTTATATCTAATGAACGATACTTAGTATGGACTGCATCTGGTTGGTCTTCAATAAATCGTGTTATCAAACATAAATGCAACAAAAAAATATATAGAATACAAACAAGTCATTCTATTGTAGATGTTACAGAAGACCATAGTTTAATTAATGAAAAGGGAAACAAGATAAAACCGAGTGAATGCACGATTGGTACAAGATTACTTTATCATCCATTATTAATGAATTTAATAGATAAAGAGGAGTATAGAATAAAATATAAAAAAGTGAGTGATAAAAGACATTTTACTTCAAAAAAGACATTATCGAAATATATTTTAAAATCCAAGTATCCAATGAATGTGAATGTATCCAGAGATACACAAGGAAACGAAATCTATTCTGCATCAGTTCATATTGGATTATACGACAATAGAATTACTAAAATAGAACTTTTACATGATAAAGTCGTTGAATATGTATATGATATAGAAACACAAGATGGAACATTCAATGTTGGGTTTCCTCTTATTGTGAAAAATACAGATTCTGTATTTATGTCTTTCAAATTAACTGACCCAAAAACAGGAAAAAGAATTGTAGGTAAAGAAGCATTAAAACATACGATTGAATTAGCAAAAGAAGCTGGAAAATTAGCAACAAAGTATTTGAAACCACCTCACGATTTAGAATATGAGAAGACATTTCTACCATTTTGTTTGTTATCCAAAAAAAGATATGTGGGGATGCTTTATGAGGAAAATATTGAACGATGTTATAGGAAGTCAATGGGGATTGTATTAAAACGTCGTGATAATGCTCCAATAGTGAAAGATGTGTATGGTGGTATTATTGATATTTTAATGAATGATAATGATATTAAAAAAGCGGTTGAGTTTATTTATTCGTGTTTAAATAATATTGTTACAGGACAATATCCATTAGATAAATTCATCATTACGAAGTCTTTAAACTCACATTATAAGAATCCGAATACAATCGCTCATAAGGTTCTTGCAGACCGTATTTCTAAAAGAGATCCTGGAAATAAACCATCTTCAGGAGATCGTATTCCTTATGCATATATTCAAACAAAAGAAAAAGTGAAATTACAAGGAGAAAGAATAGAACATCCTCAATATATTATAGAGAATGGTCTAAAGATAGATTATCATTTCTATATTACAAATCAAATTATGAAACCGGTGCAACAATTATTTGCACTTGTATTGAAAGATATTCCGGAGTGTTATTATTCAACTACAGAAAAGAGAACCTTCCAGCGTAAGGAAAATGGAATTATGAGAAAATATAATACAGAACCAACTAAGATGAATCAACAACTTGAAAAAATACGCAATAAAGAAGTGGAAGCTATTCTCTTTAAACGACCTCTACAAAAATCAAAAGATATTACGAATCATCAAAGAAAAGAAGAGTTTATTGGTTCATTCTTTAAGAAGTAATTTAATGAATAGTAGAAAAAGAAACATCTGGAAAAATACTACGAAAAATATTTGTATATGTGTTTTCATTAATGTTTTCAGTGTGTAAATTATTTGATACATCTCTAGAGTTTGGATATTCACGAATATCATAACGACATACAGGGCATTTTGAATTTCGTGAAAACCATTCTAATAAATTATTTTTTTTAAATACATGACTACAATGTTTTATTTTCAAGATTGTATCATTTTCTTCAAATTGATTTAAATCAATAGGACATCGTTCGCATACAGTAAGATTATTTTCATTATTTGATTCAACATAATTTCTATAAAGGATTTCTTCTGTTGCATTTTCTATTTGTTCTCTCGTTGGAATAATTGGAACATCTTCCATATTCAGTAATTGTTCCAAATTATCCCCCAAATCTAAATTAATACGGTAGGTCATCATTTGTCTTCTTGGCATAATTCTAGATAATTCATTGATAAATGATTCATTAAATAATCTACTTTGAGGTATTGTATTTTCACGATGTATTCGATTCCGTCTTCTCTCTATAGGTGTTCTTGTTTGTGTAAAATTTGGACGCTCATTTGTAGTTGTTCTCTCTTCTCTCTGATTTATCGTATCATTTCTATTTCGTAATACATTATATATATTGGTTAGTAAATTGTATTGATTTCTTAGAAATAAACTATGAGTTTCATTTAATTCATTACACAACCGAATATATTCCTCAATGGAACGGTCAAAGTTTCTCTCTTCATTTACAAATCTATTTCTATACATAATTATATAGTATTATTATATTTATACTTTAAATATTATTATAAATATAATAAAGATTATAGAATAAAGTATATAAAATATGAATTCTTTATTTGAAAAGTATGCAAATAAGGGATTAACAGGATTAGTAAATTTAGGGAATACGTGTTTTATGAATACAATTATACAGTGTCTCTCTCATAGTTACGAATTAAATGAAGTTTTAGACAAATCAAAATTATCTACACAAGATAATGGATTAATTATAAGAGAATGGAATGAATTAAGAAAATTAATGTGGTCGGAAAATTGTACTATTTCGCCTGGTGGTTTTTTTTCTAATCTTCAAAGTTATGCTTTAAAAAATGGTTATGACAATTTTGCCTATCATAATCAAAATGATGTTTCTGAATTTCTTTTTTTTATAATTAATGAATTTCATAATGGTTTGAAGAGAGAAGTCTCTATGGAAATTCACGGTTCTGGAAAAAGGGATATGGATAAGTTAGCATTAAAATGTTATAATACTTATAAAAATATGTATGAAAAAGAATATTCTGAAATAATTGATTTGTTTTTTGGGATTCAAGTATCAACCATTTACGACAATAACAACAAAGTATTAAATACTATTCCTGAACCTTTTTTTGTGTTAAGTGTTCCTATACCATCTCATAAGAAAAATGTATCCTTGAAAGATTGTATAGAGTTATATACATCTACACAGCGTTTAGATGGTGATAATATGTTATATAATGAGATAACTAAAAAGAAAGAGGTTGTATATAAAAAGAATAGTTTTTTTACAACACCAAATATATTAGTGATAGATATTCGTCGTTATATTAATCACCGTAAAAAGAATTATACTTATATTGATATACCACTATATAATTTAGATTTAGAAGAGTTTATGGATGGTTATAGGAACGATTCAAATATATATGATTTGTATGGTGTTTGTAATCATTCCGGTTCTTTAAATGGAGGTCATTATTATGCTTATATTAAAAATATGAATGGAAAGTGGTATTTATTTGATGATAATACTATAACAGAAACAGAAGAAAAGGATGTGATATCAAGAAATGCGTATTGTTTATTCTATCGTAAAAAAAAATAAAATATAAAATATATAGATGAATATTAATCCTTTAGAACAACATAGAAATATAAAAGATTTAACAAGTAGAGTTGATAACTTTATAAGTGTAAATCCATTTGTCTTGATTTTATTATTTGTAATTGTTTTTGTGTATGTATTGATATTTTTGGGAACAGAGACAAGTGTCATAGAACAAACTACAGGTTATGCTGGATTTGATATAGGAGAAGCTACACCATTTGCAAGAAGTCCAGAGATTCAAACAGATGCGAGTGCAATCGGTTTTCTGGAAATACTATTATGGGGTTTGTTTATATTCCTCATTTTTTCAAATGTTATCAATTACATTTTCAAATTAGATATATATGCAAATATCAAAAATATATTTAGTCCAGTTCCAGAGATTGAGATTGATGTGAAACAAAAATATGAAAAGAAAAAACCTCCTCCACGAAAGAAGTATAAGAAGCAAGTATTTCATATTCCAAATAATAAATACACTTATGAGGATTCTAAAGCTTTGTGTCAAGCATATGGAGGACGTCTTGCAACTTACGATGAAATAAAAGAGGCTCACAATAAAGGTGCTGAATGGTGTAGTTATGGGTGGAGCGACCAACAAATGGCATTTTTCCCAACTCAAAAAGAAACATATGATAAATTACAAAAGATAGAAGGACACGAGCATGATTGTGGAAGACCTGGTATTAATGGAGGTTATATAGATAATCCAAATGTTCGTTTTGGTGTTAATTGTTTTGGTTATAAACCATCTATAACAAATGAAGAAATGGTTTATATGGAGAATATGCCTCTTTATCCACGAACTAAGAAAGATAAAGAGTTAGAGAGAAAAGTTAAACATTTTAGAGAGAAAATAGACGAAATACGTCTTGCACCTTTCAATAAAACATCGTGGAGTGTGGTTTAATTAATGTGTCTTTTACGGCTCTTTTTAAGATATGGTTTAGATTTCTTTCTATACTTTTTAGTTTTTTTATGTTTTCTCTGTGGTGTTCTTTTATTGGTTAATTCGATGAATTCATTTACCATATCATCACTTATGTGCTTTTCTAAATCTTCTACATCATATCGTAAATCTTCGTAATCAAAGTCTTCAACATGATCTAGTTCCTTTTCCATATCTTCAATTGTTTTATAATTAGAACACGCAACACCTAAAGGTATTGCATACTTTTTATCAAGCACTGCAACATATCCTACGCATAAATCAATCATAATTATATATTATACTTGTATATAATTATTTTATTTGTTTGTCTAAAAAACTTAGAAAAGAACGAGCATACTTTGGATATTTCTTAAATATGTCTGTATCGTATTCTTTCTTTATATGATAACGAACTAATTCTACTAATTCTCTTCTATGATTATCGTCTGCCTTGTATAATATCTTTCCTGTGTGATTTAAGTTTTTGAAATAATCAAATAGATTCTCAATTTTAGGTTCAATACTACTATTAAATTTATCTTCCCATTCATTTTCAAGCACCTCTTTTGTTTTGTTAAACATCATAAAATCATTCACATCATAATGTTGTATTTGTTCTAATAAATCTAAATCTTCATTATCATAATAAGATGCTTCGTTCAATTCCTCTATTTTTTCGTTGTCTTCCTCATTCATTACCGTTATTGTCTAAATCTGATAGTGTATATAAATAGTGTATTATATCCTCTTTAAATTGATTTATATCTTTTATATTATAATCATTCTCATAAATTATATCTAATAATTCTCTATAAAAAGAACTACAAAACTGACGATTTGTATATTTCTTATTGTATGGTTTATCTAACCAATTTTGAATTTCATATACATATTTTATCCGTTCTTCTGTACTTTCTTCATCAAAATAATGAAATCGAACATTTGTATATTCATGTGGAATATATTCTAAAGGTGATTTTACAGAACAAATCAAGGATTCACTCAATGTATGATAATTAAAATACGACATTATAATTATAGTAAATGATAAATATTTAAGTATTATTTATTTTTATATGTTCTTCTAATATCTTCGATATACTTAAATTCACGATGTTCTTTTATATACTCCATGATTTCATCCACATCTAATCTTCCATTCTCTTCTATATAGGACTGAAGTATTTGTTGAATAAACTTATAGGTTAGAGGTGTTTGAACTTTTACTTTATGTAATTTTAAAAATCCATTATTGATTTCAATCGTTGCGTGTTTCATATTCTTTCTCTCTAAATGTTCTGATAGACAGTTCATTACATTGCTTCGTTTTTCACGCATTTGTTTTAATTCATCATTCTTTTCTTTAATTTGATTATCAATACGAACCCATTCACGAACTGAATCTTCTAGTGATAAAGAACTCATTATATTTAATATATTGAGTTCTTTAATTTTTATATTCATTATACATATTATTAATTTTTACGTGTTTTAGGGCGACCAGGACCTCGTCTGGTTCGTCGTTGTTGGTTCTTTTGAGCACTATATAACAAGAAAGGTAAGAGGGCAGTTCTCAACGCACCACCAAATCCTCCTCCTCTCTTTACACTAGCACCTTTTCTACCATGTCCTTTTCTACCATGAGGTTTTCCACCTTTCAAAGTTTTAGCATGTCCTTTTCTACCATGCCCTTTTCTAGTTCCTCCTTTTTTAGGCATATTCTATATATCTTATATAGAAAATAATATTTTATTTATTGTAATTCTGAAGTAATATAATAAATATTCCTAAAGTTAATAAGAAACTAATTAATACAAACAAAATAGATAAATAAATATATGGATATAAATCTTGTAATATAACATCCAGTATAGGTCTCAATATTTGTTTAATTTCATATTTAATATCTTCTCTCCTAAATAACAATATAATTTCATCTATCAATTTATCTTTCATAGACATATCCTACTTATCTACTATTAATATTTTATTGCGTGATATTTAACATTATATTTTATTTATATTTTTTAAATGACTACAATATTATATTCAAACAATGAAATGGAAGAAAAAGATTTATATTTAGACGAACCAAAACGAATAAAAGGTGGTGCTTTCTATTCTAAATTATTTTATAAAGATAAACCACTACATTTACAGACCACAATATGCACTAATAAAAATGGTATGATTGAAACAAATAAAAAGAAATATATAGATTTGTTATTTCAAGAAAATAAGAATTCTATTTTATGGATCGATAAACTTGAAACCATTATAAAAAGAAAAATAAGAGAGAAAAATGAAGACTGGTTTTCTAATAGTATGGAAGAAGAAGATATAGAAGAATTCTTTAATTCATGCTTTCGACGGTATAAAAATGATAGTTATTTAGTAAGAACTTATCTTAAAGATGCACCTTATCAAGTCAGTATTTTTGATGAAAATGAAAAAGAGATTTCTATTGAAGATATCAAGAAAAGAAATATGATTGCAATTATACATTTTCACGGTATCAAATTCACAAATACAACTCTTTTACTTCAAATTTATATTAAACAAATACTTCTTTTAGATACGGAAGAAAAACACAAATGTATGATTAATAAAAAAGTCGTCTTTAGTGATGAAAATACTGAAAAAGAAAATAAACTGAATATACAAGACGAGAATAAGATAAAAATAGAAGAACATGATAATGAAGAGGAATCCACGAATGAATCTAGAGAGAAAGAACCAGAAAATAATGATAAGCAAGAATCCACGAATGAATCTAGAGAGAAAGAACCAGAAAATAATGATAAGCAAGAATCCACGAATAAATCTAGAGAGAAAGAACCAGAGACAATTAACAAAGAAGAAAAAGAACAAACTTTAGATAAAAGTCAAGAAAACAATAATGGTTCTTGTGAAATAGAAGAATTTACAGATAAGATTGTTCCTTTAGAAAATGAAACTATGAAATTAAAACAACCAAACAAAGTATATTATGACATATATAAAGATATTCGAAAGAGAATACGTTATGCTAAAAAATTGGTTGTTGAAGGATATTTAGAAGCAAGAAGAATAAAAAAACTATATTTATTAGATGATTTAGAAAATGATACAAGTGACGAAGAAGAAGATCTTGATTATTTATCGGATGCATCCACTGAAGAACTGATGAAATACAACGATGAATTAAATAAATATTTATAAATAAAATTATTTTATCATTACTTTTATATAATGAATTTTAATAAGTTGTTAAAGAATTTGAATATGTCTCAAGTAGTTATGATTCTTGGAGTTTTAGTTTTAGGATATGCTTTATTGAATTATTCTAATCATAAAGGCAATATTCAAGATGGTATGCGTGATAGCAATGACTATTCTAACGGAAATAATCATCAAGATATACCTAGAGAAATTATGCATCCACCAAAATCACCTTCTACGGATACGTGTATTGACACAACCGGAAGTCCTCAACCAAATATGACTTCTCTCATATCTTCTGAACCTTCCTCTGTAAATAATTTAAGAACTTCTAATGAAGGTATGGCTCCTTCTTGTGAAAGACAACAAGTTACTGACCCTGCAGAACTTCTTCCAAGAGACGAGAACAGCGAATGGTCCAGATTAAATCCTATGGGTGCAGGTGATCTTCAAAATGTAAATTTATTAAAAGCTGGTTATCATATCGGTATTAATACTGTAGCATCTACTTTAAGAAACGCAAATCTTCAAGTACGATCAGAACCACCAAACCCTCAACTCAATGTTGGACCTTGGAACCAAACAACCATTGAACCTGATATCAATCGACGACCCCTTGAAATCGGTTCTTGTTAAATAGATTTAATTTTATATAAAAATATCATAATTTTTATATAGAATATTAATGAAAGAGCAAATCCTATTTTATGTTGTTATTCTTTTTATTATTGGTATTTCTCTAAAAATATATTTAGATTCAGAACAATTTAACCTAAAATGTATAATATCTTCTTTAGATGGAAATAAGTATTGTGTAAGAGAACGTAAAGATTTAGAAAAAACAGCAGATTTATTAGCCAAAGTTACCAATAAACTTAAAACACTTGTAGAAGATATGAAAGAAAAAATGCCAAATGACCCTATGGTAGAACGCATTTTTATTAACTTCAATCCTAAAAACATATCCGAAACCTTACCTACCAGCGTTCATACTGCTTACAGTGAAAATAAAGGTGAAAAAATGGCTTTCTGTTTAACTAGAAAAAAAAATGGTAAAAAACTTATTGATGAAAATACATTAACATTTGTAGCAATTCACGAATTAGCTCATACAGGCACGGAAACAGTCGGCCACGATAAAAACTTTTGGAATAACTTTAAGAGATTACTCGAACATGCTGAAAAGATTAATTTATATACACCAGAAAATTATAAAAAAAAACCCAAGAAATATTGTGGTATGGAAATTACTGATAATCCCTATTTTGACTTATAATGCATATAACAAACTCTAATATTATTTTTTGTTAATTCATCCACGACTGTTTTTCTCTCTTTAGAAACTAGAATATAATCTTTTATATTAGGTTTAAAAAAACGGTCGCATTCATACTCCTCTTCAATCATTGTATGATACAGTGAATGATTATACATTTTACGAAATGATATATTCTCTCCTGTATTTATTTTATTACATAAATTGTTAAATCCTTTATACACACTCTCACCACCAATGATTGAAAGATTTATATCGTGAGTATGACTTAATGATGTTGAAGTGTTTAATGCATCTATTAAACTTGATTTTGTTATTGTATTTTCATATGATTCTATATCGATACCTTTTTGTGTTAGAATAATATTTGTCCTTCCTGCAAGGGGTTTTTTAGGAAGACTTTCCCAAGTATTTCTACCCATGATTATAATATTAATATATCCACTTTGCTTTGTAATCTCTCTAAAGTGTTTTAAATCATCCTTTATAAACCAAGGCAACTTATTTTTAAAACCTATACCACCTTGTCGTGTGGATGCAAGTATAACATTTATTTTCATAATATTCATATATTATATTATGAATTGTATATTTATCTCATTTTATTTAATATATAAAATATATATCTAGATTTATGAACCAAAACATCAATGTCGTACAAATCAAGAATAATCGTATTCATAACTTTTTTATCTTTTTAAGTGATTTAGAAGAGAGAGAACCTATTGAAAAAATCTCTAATGTAGAACCTTATAAAGAATATATTCCAGAAATATATTATAATATACTGCAAGATGATTTGAATAGAAACACACCAAAAATAGGAATTTATCGTGTATATATGAATATTTTACAAGATGATATCATCTTTAACATAAAAAGAAAAATAGTTTATGCTAATAATTTATTACTTGAACGAGGATTATCTAGCGACGATAAAATAAGTTTCCAAGAACTATATATTTATGGTTTGAAGAAAATGAAAAAAAGATACACAATGAAAGAATTATATAAAATGATGACACAAAACAATAAAATTCCTTTAACATATATTCGTCTTCTTCAATTCTTAATAAATATTTATCATAGAGAATCATATGAGTCAATACTTAGTGATATTACAATCAGAGAGAAACTGGAAGGTTATGATGAAGACTATATATTTAGCTATGAAGACTTTTTAGAACTTTCACTTGATTTTGAAAATTTAAATATACATTTCAATCTTGGACGAAAATATATGGCAGAGAATGAATATCCAATTAGTGTGAATCCTTATAATGTTGTAGAATATGATCCCTTCTTAATCTCTCATTCAAATGATATATTATCTACTCAAAATTCACAAGTTTTATTAGATTATCCAAAACTGGTTGATAATACAATATTTTTTACAACAGCATTACAAGTGTATGAGTATAATGAACGAAACTCTATCTCTCAAACAAATACAACAAAAGTATATTTTCCATTTTTGAATGAATTGAATATATTAAATAAAAATGATTTATTAAAACGAAAAGATGAATTAATTAAAAATACAGTGTTTGATGGTCTTTTCACTATGAATAACAAAAAAGTTGATCTCTTTCACGAGATATATACATCTAGAGAGAATGATCTTGAATATTTAGAACAAGGAATTCAAAAAGTTGATTTTATGTTATATTCTGAAAATACATTACAAATTTCTCTCTTAAACTTTTTCAAACTATTAAAAACAAATAAAACAACACCTTTTATAAAATATAACCCTGGAGTAAGAAAAGAAAATATGTATCGTTTGTATTCAAATGCTACCTCCAAAAACGGTAAAAAAATACCTTTATTGTCAAAGAGTAAAATTAATAAATTAAAAGAAAGAATTGCAAAAGGAAAATCAGTTGGTTCTTATACACATTATAAGCTGGATGATGGTATATCTTATGATTGTGTCATTCATATATTTAACGACTTATCAATTCAATTTACGATTGAATCAAAAAACGTAGTTAAAATCAAAAATATTGAAGAAATTGTTAGAAAATTAACAAATGAGTTTTTAACACCTCTTTATGATTATTTAAAAGAACAAGGATTTAATGTAAATAAGTTTTTAGATTTGAAACAAGATAAAAATATAGATATTTTAAATATTTCTTATTATTCACGAATACCAATACAATATAAATTAACATTTCAAAGATTAAAACATTGTATTTCTAATGTATTTAATGTGATTCAAACCGATATTAAGAAAGGTATCGATATGCGTTATAAGCGTGTATCTCATTATAATAAGATGGATAGTATAGAAGCTCTTATTGTAGAATTGATACAATTAAATGTTCCTGAAATAGAAATTGTAAATAGAGTATCTGAGAATTTCTCTCTCTCTTATGAAGAAGCAAGAAAAGAATATTTGAATTGGTTGAGTTCCGTTCAAGTTCAACAACAAACAAACAGAAATCGTAAATTGAAAATTAAAAGTCATCCAGGGTTTCCTTGTCGTTTCTCTCTTGAACCCTACACAAAGAATCTAATTATAGAAATAGAAAATATGAATAATATACGATATTTAGATATTTTACCTATATACATAGACTCTATTATTCGTATCTCTGAAGATAGTGAAAATAAATTTATTAAGAATAATATTATTCAACGAATTTGTAAAAGTGCCTTTAAAGAGGAAACAGTTGACGTTCAAAAAGATATTCAAAGTAAAGTAGATACAGCATTAGAGAGACAAGAAGATTTTTCTATTCAGAATGAAGAATTGAATTATGATAGCGAACTTGATGATGATGATGGAATACTTGGGTTTTTAAGTGAAGGAGATTCAATGGCTGGTGGTTCTTTACAAAATAAATTAAATGAAAAAAAGAGAAATATTCAATATTCTTCTCAAGTATTAGATAGTAGAAGAGAGAGAAAAAGTGAATATGATGACGAAGGTATAACAGATGATGAAGATGAAATGATATTTGGAGATGTTGAAGATGATGAAGATGCTCTTGGTTTAATATTTGAAGAAGATACACGACAAGACGATGACGATGATGAAGAAGAAGAGGAAACAGAGGAAGATGCAATGGTATTTGGTGAAGATACACAAGAGGAAACAGAACAGGAAACAGAGGAAGAAAAAGAGGAAGAAGAAACAGAAGAGGAAACAGAGGAAGAAAAAGAAGAAGAAAAAGAGGAAGAGGAAACAGAGGAAGAAGAAGAGGAAGAAAAAGAAGAAGAGAAAGAGGAAGAGAAAGAAGAAGAGAAAGAGGAAGAAAAACGGATTGACAAAATGGAGAGAAATATAGTTGGAATGAATCTTACCGGAACAAATTATTTTTTAAAAAGATTACAAGATAGGGATGAAAGATTATTTTTAAAAACAAGTGATGGGAAATATAATTCATACTCACGAATATGTCCGTTTAATGTAAGAAGACAACCAGTTATTTTAACACAAGAAGAAAAAGATAATATTGACAAAAATCATCCAGGTTCTTATGATAAAGCGATCCATTATGGTTCTGATGAAAATCATAAACACTGGTATATATGTCCTAGATTTTGGTGTTTAAAAACAAATACAAGTATGACAGAAGAAGAAGTAAAAGCAGGAAAATGTGGAGGTTCTTCTAAAATTATTCCACCAGATGCTAAAACAGTTCCAAAAGATGCATTCGTTTTTGAGTTTAATCATGATAAACAACACAGAGATAAGCATGGAAACTACGTGCAACATAACCCAGGATTTGTGAAAGATGGAAATCATCCTAAAGGATTATGTATTCCTTGTTGCTTCAAAGGGTGGGATTCCGCAAGTCAAAGAAAGAGACGTGAAGAGTGTTTAGAAGATAAAAAAACAGAAGATAGAGAAATACGAATGCAAGATGCAGATTATATTAAAAATCCAGATAAGTTTCCTCTTACCAAAAATCGTTGGGGAATGCTACCACTATCCGTTCAAAAATTATTGCATACAGACAATTCAAAATGTATGAGAGAGAACAGAAATAGAGTAAAACCCTTCACATATTGCATGTTAAGAAAAGGTATTGAAAATAGTGATTCACAATCTTTTATTGGTCTCATTGCGGATGTATATGTAGATTATTTAAGAGAGAAAAAACGACAAGAAGGAAAAAGAAAAGAAGAAATACAAGCGATAAAAGTTCCAACGATTGAAGAGATGAAATCTATTTTAACGAATGCAATTACATTAGATAATTTTATAGGTTATTTCAATGGTGCTCTTATACGTGCTTTTGCACCTAAGAAAGGACAAATAAAGAATATTAATATTGATTCCTATTTATCTTCAAATTTAGCAAAACAATTAAATATTGAATCACGATTAGAAAATGAAGAGAGAAATCAAGAAGAAATTAAACATTTTAAACAACTATGCTCTTCTTATGAAAACTATATTCAATATATACAAAATGAAAATGAGATTATCGACCACACTTATCTATGGGATGTAATTACAACACCGAATAATAATCTATTTCCAAATGGTATTAATATTGTTTTATTAAATATTCCAGATGATGATATGACAAATAATATAGAATTAGTATGTCCTACAAATTCATATTCTTCTGTTTTGTTTGATAGTGATAAACCAACACTCTTAGCACTATTAAAAGATAAATATTACGAACCAATTTATTTATACCGTGATGAAGAAATAGAAATTAATGTAAATAAACTATTTCATAAAAAAAACTCACATTTATTATCTAATATACGCTATGTATTACAAGTAATTAATCAAGGAAAAGATAAATGCAAACCATTGCCAAGTATTCCAAGAGTGTATCAATATAAACAAAATAAGAATCTATCAGATATAAAAGAGTTATTTAAAACAAATGAGATTAAAATACTTCGTCAAGTTAGTAATTATAGTAATAAAATTATAGGATTATATGTTCGTATGAAAGAAACAGATGAAACAGGATTTGTGCCTATTAAACCCTCTGCAATTGACCCAAAATATAAAGTTCAATATTTCGATAATGATGAACTATTTACTAATCTAACGAATACAATACAATTTTTAAAGAAGATATATAAGAAAACAGGTAAAAATATGGCAATTAAACCTATTATAAAAGTAATCGAAGATGAATTAATTATTGGAATCATAACTAATGGAAATCAATTTGTGCCAATAAAAGAACCTGAAGAAAATGTAATATTTATGGAATTAGAAGAACAAAAAGGTACAAACTTTTTAATTGCAGATAAAACAGTCTCTCTCAGTGATAAAGTAGATGAAGAGAGAGAAAAGGTCATTCAAAGAATCAAATTAGAAAATAGTTTTTATAATTCATTTCGTAATACAGCAAGAATATTATTAAACCTAGACAAAAATGCAAATACAAAAAACAAAATACAAAATATATTAGAAAAAATGGATAAATTCTACACTAAGAAAATTAAAAATATAAAGAAAGAATTAAAAAAAATAATAGAAGAAAATGTTGTATTTAAAGAAATAGAAGAAGAAGATTTATTAAAAATAGGGAAAGTATCCAGTTGTTATTATATGAATGAGAGAGAGAAATGTGAAAGTATAGAGTATTGTATGATACGCAATGATAGTTCTAATGTATGTAAATTAATAATACCATCTACAAATTTAATAAGTAATTATGATAATGAATCCTTATATTATACACGTCTTGCAGACGAAATAGTAAGATATAAAGATATATATAATTATCTATTCAACGAAAATATATATTTATCTAATCTTCATATTGATTATAATTTAACGAAAAATGAGATCATACTATTAGAGACAATATTAGATACATACTTTGATGATATTGTAGAAGAGAGAGAAAATAGATATATCACATATAAAGTAGGTGAATTTACACAACCAAATAAAACGGAGGAGTATAATAATAATTTTACAATAGATGAATTAATGATGGGTATTGAAGATAAAATCGTAGAAGAAAAAAAGGTTGAAAGAGTAGAAGAAGAGAAGAAAATAGAAGAAGAAGATACTTCTTGTGTATTAAAACGAGAAGAACCAAGTAAAGGAAAATGGAAAACATTATTAAAAAATCCAAAAGAGAGAACCTATTCTAATATTGAACCGTGTACTTTCCATTTATTAAAAGATATTTATCAAAATTATACTGGTAAAAAAATTAGCGTACATAAAATTAAAAAAGTATTAATTAAAGAGTATAATAAAGTGATTGAAGTTCACGGAAGAGATAAAATAATAAACAAGATTTTAATTGATGAAGGAAAACATCTTCTTATGAAACAAATTTTAGAAGATAAAATAACAATAGAAGATACAATCATATCTGAAAATTACTATATTACAAACTTTGATATTATATTATTTGGTATGAAATATGAACTCCCAATCTTAATTGTTTCTTCGACTGACTTAAATGAACTACGAGGATGGAATATAAAAGATGAATTAAAGCGTGTTTCTGTTGTAAAAGAAAAATCAAGATATAATAATGTATGGATGGTAGATAATAGTGATATAAAAGACTTTTATTATATTATAAGACAACCAGGCATTAAAAGAAATGTAATACCTGAATATAGTCTATTTCATAGGAATAATTCGATACGAATTCAATTAGATTCTGTATCACCTGTATTCAGAACTCAATTAGAGAGAATATATATCAATAGACCTACCTTTTATCAATATATTGATAAATATATTCGTCTTATTCATATAAGAAAAAAGCTTCGTCTTGTACCTATTGAAAAAGATGCTCGAATTACAAAAATAAAAAGAAAAAAACCAATTAAACTGGTCGTAAGAGATGAATAATGAATAAAAATATATTTTATTTATTATTTACATATAATTATAGATTTAAAAACCGGGGTCATAATCATTATCTTGACCGGTATTTTTCCCTTGAATTGTCTTAACATTTGAAACAATCTTTATATTATTCATCGCACAAGGATCGTCTATATTTTCTAATGTAAAGAGCGAGTCTATAGTTTCTTCTTTTACTATCTCTCTTACTTTCATCATTTTAACTTTATCCATATCTAAAACTACTTGGAAACTACTTGTTCCAAAATTCCCAAGTTGACCACACATTACATTTGCAGATACACCACGTAAATTATCTATCTCTCCGTGTCGTGCTGCACGAAGGAACATTTCAGGTGTTTCTTCAAAGGAAGCTTTCGCAATAGGTCCAATATCATCATTATTGATTCCATGACGGAATATCGATATTGGTTTATCTGAATAACACATTCTATCACATAACAAAGCTAAATGGTGGAAATTGATATAGGTTCCATCAAATTGTATTACTTCTTGGAATTCATTAAATATACTTTGTCTTGCTGCTTCAATACCTAAAACATCATACATTTCCATTATATTATTTGAATATGTTTCATATGGATTAAATTCACTCATTGAAAGTATATCTAATAAGTTTGAACCTACAGTATCTAATACCCATATTTCTTTCGTATCATAATCTCCATCATTAAAGATAGCAACATTTTGTATTTTTCGTATAGCAACCTTTGATATTTTAGGAATACCTTTCAAAACAATATTATCCATAAGATTATCTTGGATATTCTTTAACATATAAATTTCATCTGATTGATCTAATGATTGTTGATTTGTTTTAATTAGTCCTTTTTTTTTACTTATTAACTCTTTCAATCTTATTCTTAAAACGAGTTTATCCGAATTATAATCACTATATATACATTCTATATCTTGCGAGTATCCATTCTCAATCGCAAAATGAATATCATCCATTGTAATATTTTTATCCAATAATAATTCTTTATCAAACTCAAATCTTAATACCCATTTTGATTTTGATGTTCCATCCTCATTCTTTTCAATACAATCACTTACTATTTCTTGGAATTCATGATATTGTTTCATTAATTCTCTATCTTCTTGAATGAGAGTATTCATATTGTCTGGGTCAAAGCATATTTCAGATGAGATGACAACATCCCTTAAAGATGTATGTTCGACTAAATACATTAATTTCTGTGCCTTTAAACGGTCTAACCGTTCTTCATCTTTCAAATGTATTGTAATAGATGGATTCTTAGGCTCCTTGGATAAGGATAATATTTCTTCTATTCTTGGAACACCACGAGTTACATTTGATTTACTCGATACACCTGCTAAATGGAACGTATTTAGTGTCATTTGTGTAGTGGGCTCCCCAATGGATTGTGCCGATAACATACCTACCATTTCACCAGGTGCAACAAGAGATTTTTTATAATGATGAACGATGGTAGTAAGAAGTAGCATAGTTGCATCACGGTGGAAACGATGCTCGAATATTAGTTGTTTTGGATTAATATAATAATCAAATACAATGTAGAATAGTTCAGTTGGTTTAGCGAAATGAATATTGTCTAATTGTAATTTGAAATCTTGAATAACTTCATAACATTCAAGTGGTGTAATATCTACAATGGTATTTGTTGTTATATTTAATTGATGTTTAATATTTTCTATAATACGATGGAAATTTACAGGTATATTTACTTTATTATCCATCTCTTCCTTGAAGACATTGTAAATCAACGCCTCACGGTATTTTATCATATGTTTAATAAGCGTATTTGTTTTATCAATCATACTCTTTTCTTCCTCTTCAACTTTAGAAATAATATCTTTTACAAAATAATTACGATAATATAATCTTTTATTTTTCATATCTTTTGGAATCTCAAAGTGAGCGTAAATATGACTTATACTTAACTTAGATAAAGGTATGACTTGACTCTCTACTTTGGTTGTATCAATATTATCATCGCCATATGTAAATTGGACGATTTTACTCATATTATTACGAACTGTCATATCATATTCAACTTTTAAATCTTCCATTCCTTTAATTAATCTTCGTTGGATATATCCTGTCTGACTTGTATCACGAACTTGTAGTCCATTTGCTAATCCGAAATTTAATGTTTTCGGAATAGTTAAGTCATACATCTTTTTATGTTGTTTTATATCAACATCTTCAATATGAGTAATTGGGTCTAAAATCACATCATTCACATAAGAGTAAGAATGTGTTTTTAGAATATGATAAGATAATCCAGAAAATTCACCGAATATACCAATACGATTACATAATTGTGAGAATAAATGAACTTGTTCTCTAGATTCAAAAACAACTTCTATTATTTTATCTCTTTCATTTCCAAATACTCCAATCATTGTATTCACTATATCGACAATATTTTCACGCTCTAACAATAACATATTTGGTTTGAGTTTATAGTCCATTTTAAATTCTTCTAATATATTATCATTCACTTTATGAGATACATTTATATCTTGGTCTTTGAGTGAAAGTGTGGTTGGTAATAAATCACCTACACGTATATCTGCAGTATATCGTTCTTCAAATTCGTTGTTTTCATGATTCCATACAATGAGTGATTTACTTGCTGTAACGATTACATTACGACCACTTTGTGTAGTAATTTTAAATAATTTATCACCTGGGTCGTGTCGTGTCATTGCACTTACTTCCGCCCAGCAAACATTCCCTGACATATCCGTAGTTGAAATCATAACTCCACTAATGTCTAAGAGTTCCATATTTTCTTTTTCCTCATACTTAATTTGATGTTTTTCTCTCTCCAGTGTATTATCGATCCATCTTCCAATTTCAGTATAATGGACGACATCATTCTCAATAATTATAATAGGAGTATCCCAAGATACGGATTTTACAGCAGTATCAATCAAACCAACACGACCACCCATAGCATGGAAGAATAATTCTTGTGGTGTTAATCCTTGAATAAATGAACTTTCAACAAATCCTCTGGCTTCTGGACTATCATTATATTTCGTGTAATGAGGTAAAGTTCTATCCTCAAAACCATAGGGAATTCTTTTACCATCTACATTTTGTTGTCCCAAACACGATATCATTTGGGCGATATTTAGATGACTACCTTTTGAACCAGCATCTACCATAATTTTAAATCTATTATCACTGGAAAGACTCTTTCTACCAATCTTTCCTGCTTCTTCCATTGCTTTATTTAATATACTATTTACACTTGTTTCAAATTCTTCATAATTAGATTTTCCTGTGTTATTTTCAAACACACCAATTTGAACTTGTTCTATAAGTTTATTAACATCTCTCTTTTTTTCAATAATTGTTTTTGAAATCTTATCATTTGTTTCACTATCTGCAATTAAATCACTAATACCTACACTGAACGCACTCATTTTCATGTATTCGGTAATTATATTTTGTATATTATCAATGAAATCAGCAGAAGCATTAAAACCAAAATCATTAAATATTGTATGAATAAGTTTCTTTACATTTTTATCAAGTTGTCCTCGTTTCATCATTCCATTCACAATCTCAATTATATTGTTGCTTGTATTTTGATCTTCATCTCCGTCGAACGAGTTATTTTTAAACTTCAAATAAAGAGGAGGTAAGATCTGTGTTAAAACATCAAAATTTGATATTTTATCTTTTTCAAAGATAGACAAATCCACATTCTTTATTTTCATCAATAAATTCATAACTTTTTGAGGATTAAATGATAAGTTCGCTCGTGTAAAACGATAACAACCAAGAAGTGAATCTTGGAAAATACCAACAATAGAACTATTATTCGCTGGACTAATAATTTGTCTTGGAACAATTGCCAAATTAAGAAGCTCTGCACGTGATTCATCATCTTGTGGCATATGCATATTCATTTCATCTCCGTCAAAATCCGCATTGTATGGTTTGGTATCGGCTACATTCATTCTAAATGTATTTCCGTATTTCATAATTTTTGCTAAATGACACATCATACTCATACGATGAAGTGTAGGTTGTCTGTTAAATAACACTGGATCATCATCAATCATATGACGATGTACGATGTCTCCATAATTTAGACTGATACTTAATCGGTCTACATATCGTAAAGAAATGTTTTCCCCATTTTTCTTTTCTAATATTTTAGCACCAGGGTATTTATCTGGACCATTAACGACCATATACTTAAGAGTATTTATATTTCTCTCATTCACTTTCACAGGATATGTAATATTCATCGCAACTTTTAATGGAACACCCAGTTGTCGGATACTTAGGTTTGGGTCCGCAGTAATTACACTACGTGCCGAAAAATCAACACGCTTTCCCATTAAATTACCACGAACACGACCACCTTTACCATTTAATCTTTCTATGATAGATTTTAATGGTCTTCCAGAACGTTGAGCAACAGAAGCAACACCTGGAATATTATTATTCACCATCATTGCAATATAATATTGTAAAACATTGGTCCAATCTTCGATAACATTCTCTTTTGCATTTTGTTCGATTTTTTCTTGCAATGTTTTATTAGCTTTAATAATATTCACAATAATATGAGATAAATCATCCTCACTACGTTGCTGTGCATCGTGTTTTACAGAGGGTCTTACAGCAGGTGGAGGAATTGCTAATACTTGACATATCATCCAATCTGGTCGTGAAAATATTGAACTAAATCCCATAAAATTAACATCATCTTCTGATATTCTTCTAAAGATTTTTAATACAATCTCTGGTGTCATCTTCATTATTAGTTTATCCTTATCATTGCTATCTATTTCTTGGATTTCATTCCATTCTGCATACAATGAAGCAAGACCATCTTTTTTTATTTTATCTGGTTGCTTACACCCACAACCATCATCATTTTCTTCTCCACATCGTTTTACTTTACTTGCATTTTCAAATACATAGTCCCATCTGTCTTTATTATTCATATTCATTGCTTCTCTATATTTATGTTTACTAATTAAGAGTTTGCTACATTTGATGCATACACATCTCAAGATTTTATTAATATGATTCAAATATTGAATATAAAATACAGGACGTGCTAATTCTACATGTCCGAAATATCCAGGTGTTTGCATATATGTAAGACCATCCGTAGGACAGATTAAACCAGGTTCGAGAACACCCATTCTAGGATCAAACAGACCATTAATTACTGGTTTATTATTTACATAAGTATCACGACTTGTTATATGTGCTACAGATGATTTTCTAATTTCATCTGGTGATAAAATACTAAATTGAATACCGATAATTTTTGAGATGTTTGTTTCACTCATATTTTGAAATTGCATTATATATTATATTATTATCTAATATTTACTTTAATTCAATTTTTTTATTTAATACGATTCATTTTTATTAAAAATAAAATTGAACGGTATAAAAACAATAATTTAGTAGTAATTATAACCCATAGAATATATGGAAAATACAATGAGTAAAAAATCTAACATTATTAAAGTAATGGATGAAAATTACACTTCTTCAAGTGATTCAGAATATATTCCACAAGAGGATGAAATGTATTGTAGCAGTTCTCAATCTGATTCAGCATCATGTAATTCAGAAAATGAAGAAGAAACTGATGTAGAAAATAATACAAAATTAGATGAAGTTGAATACCAAAAAATGTTATATAAAATGTTTCCATCTAAATATATGAAAAATAAAATAAAATCAAATACTAAAAAAATATTAGAAAAGAACAAGAATGATTTAAAAACAAAATCTAAAAAAAGTTATCCAAAAAGAAATATGAATAAAAAGAGTGTATATGATTCTAAAGATATATCTAAAAAGGAAGATGAAGATGAAGAGGAAGAACAAGATAGTAGTAGTGAAGAAGATGATGATGGTTTTGATGAAAAATCAAAGAGTTTTAACATTGTTTTCACTATTAAACCTTCTAAAAAAGATGAATTTAGTGATGAAGAAGATGAAGAAGATGAAGAAGAGGAAGAAGAAGAGGAGGAAGAGGAAGAAGAGGAAGAAGAAGAGGAAGAGGAAGAAGAAGAAGAAGAGGAAGAGGAAGAAGAAGTGGAAGAAGAAGAGGAAGAGAATAATAAAAAGAGAAGAAAAAGGAAAACACAAAGTAAAGATATTTATGACGAAATTGATTCAGATACAGAACAAACATTCTTAGAGATTATAAGATCACTAAAAGAAGAAAATGAAGAAGCACATGATGAGTGTAAAAAAGAGTTTGGTAAATATATTGCTAAAGCAAGAAAGAAGAGAGAAGAGAGAAAGAGAATTGAAGATATGAAAAAGAAGAGAGAAAACATTAAAACAATGAAAAAGATGATATTTAGTAATAAAGAGATGAATGATTATAAATACTTCAAACAACTTGACCTAAAGAAACAAGAAGATTTGATTTGTAAAATGAAAGAAATACAGAAAGAATATCAGTTAGATAAACCATATCATATGAGTTTGATTGATTGTGAATTACCAGTTGAGTATAAAGCAATTGCAATGAGAAAGGTGAATGTGCTTAAACAGATGGAACCTGGTTCAAATGAATATTATAAAATCAAACAATGGGTTGATACATTTATGAGGATTCCATTTGGAGTATATCGTTCTCTCCCTGTAAATATAAATGATGGATTAGAAACATGTCATAAGTTTATGGAGAATTCTAAAATTATATTAGATGAAGCTGTATATGGTTTAAATGATGCTAAATTACAGATATTACAACATCTGGGAAATTTAATTACAAACCCTTCAGCAGTAGGTTCTGCAATAGCAATCAAAGGACCTATGGGAACAGGTAAAACAACACTTGTGAAAGAAGGTATTAGTAAAATATTGAAACGACCATTTGAATTCATCGCTTTAGGTGGTGCTACAGATAGTAGTTTCTTAGAAGGTCATTCTTATACTTATGAAGGAAGTATATGGGGTAAAATTGTTGAGATTTTAATTCGTTCTAAATGTATGAATCCAGTGATATACTTTGATGAATTGGATAAAGTCAGTGATACACCTCGTGGTGAAGAGATTGTAGGTATATTAACACATTTAACAGATACAACACAAAATACACAATTTCACGATAAGTATTTCTCTGATATTGATTTTGATTTAAGTAAAGCACTCTTCATATTTAGTTATAATCATGAAGAAAAAATTAATCCAATCTTGAAAGATAGAATGTATCGTATTCAGACAAAAGGATACAATACAAAAGATAAAGTTATTATTGCAAAAACACATCTCATACCTAAAATAGAGAAGAATATTGGATTCAAAGAAGGAGATATTGTTATAAGTGATGAAATTCTTGAATTTATTATCCAAAATGTAGAAGAAGAAAAAGGTGTGCGAAATTTAAAGAGATGTATTGAAATCATATTTAGTAAAATTAATTTATATAGATTGATGAAACCAGACTCACCACTATTTGATAATGTAAAAACCATTGAATTTAAGTTCCCATTAACATTAAGTCAAGAAATTATTAATCAATTAATACAAAAGAAAGATATTGAAAATGAATCTTTCCGTTTTATGTATAGTTAAGAATGCTTACGCGTATAATTTCTCTTCTTTAAGTTTCGTTTTCTTCTTCGTGTTCCACCAGAACGTGTATCTATCAATAACAAAATTTTTTTATATCTCTCATATACTTCTTCAATACTTATTCGTTGTGTATAACGAGATTTTATCATATCTATAATCAAATCATAGAACGATGACATATATGGTAATAATGATTCTGGTTTGATGTTTATATTAAATTTACTTTTTGTAAATGCATTCCACATCTCAATAAATAATATACCCATACTAAAAACTTCACTTTTCATTAATATTTCCTTTATTAAAGTTTCAATTACTTTTTTTCTAATTTTCATATTATCAGGAATTGTATCAATGAGTTCAATATACCAATCAATATCGAAATTATCTAAATAAACATTACCACCTTCAATATGATTTTTATTATACTCATGCATATAACTCAAACTATATATTTTGTTTATTCTTTCTTTAAATATCTCTCTTGTAGTCTTTCCTGTCATTTTATGAATATCATTCACATTCGTAAGTAATAATTCTAAGTTTGACATTAAAAATCTATCTAGTAATGTATAAGTTTTCGGTTTTTCAGTATCTAGGTTTAAAGGCAATGGGTCAAAGAATATAACTTCCATAGGACGGATAAAATAACCTCGTTGAAGATCTAATTCATCCAGATTAAATTCATCGAGTTGAATAGAGAGACCAAAATCAATATAATTAAAACGGTGTTTATGTCCTTCTTTTTTAACAACTATATTATCTGACTTTATATCAAAATGGAGATAGTTATGCATACTCATTTCTTTTAATCCATAAATAATATTATAAAAATCGTGTAAAAATTGTTTTATCTTACTATCCGTAAATGGTTCTCTCTTAATTTTATCATTTAAATATTCACTTACAGCATCTCCACCATCTACCATTTGTAAAACACGTAAATTTTCATACCATCCTTTCTCATTAATGTCTATATCATTATCTACTAATAATTCACAATCACGAAATAAATTATCACGCTCTAAAGTTGGATATGCTGGAATACAAGTAGTTGGTCGTGGTAAATGATATTTGAACTCTTTATCTATATTGTGAATTCTATCGTTTTCAATGAGTTCTTTAATAGCTTCTTCACGAAGCATCAATTTTGAAACCATATTATCAGGTCTTCGTTTTAATTCTCCTTTACAGTGTAATGCAGGTCTATATACACAACCATAACTTCCTTCACCAATTAATTTTCCACCTTTCATATATTATTTACTTATATTAAATAATATATTTAATCACTCAGACATACAGCAATGAACCTTTCAAATAGTAGATCATAAACACGATTAAAATGATGCAATGATTCTTCTGCATCATATCTATCTTTATGATGAAAACTTGTCATATTTTTAATTAAATGATAGAATTCATTTTCAAATTTATTGTCATTATCTTCTCTATCCATATTGAATTTACTTGGATGATTTAATGTATTCCATAATTGTATAATAATTAATCCCATACTAAACACATCATTCTTTTTTAATACATTACGAAGATAATTATTATAATTCTCTTCATGTATGTCTTTTCCTAAAACTATATTATGATTCGTAATTTCATTCATATACTCCGTGAAAATACTATTTTTACCTGGTTTATCTTCTAGAAAATCTTCTTTACTTGGTAAATATATACTTTTTGAACCTTCTATATTATCATCATTAAAATCAATTGCATAAGAGCCTTCATATATTACTTTCATATAATCATATAATATTTCCTTCTCTTTTGTTATGTTATCAAATAATATTTTAATTGGTGATTTTAAGAGTGTTTTTTTTACATCTTCATTGTCTTTATATTTTCTAGTTTTACCAAGTTTTTTTTTAATAGGGAGTGTATCCAAAAGAACCAGTTCAAAAGGTCTTACAAAATATCCTTTATTAAATACGCTATCATAGGGTTCATCTTCATCTAAATTATTAATTGCAAGACCAAAATCAATATAATTAAACCGATATGTTTGATTATTTCTTTTCCGAACCACTATATTATCTGTTTTAATATCATAATGTACGTAATTATGGTCGTACATTGTTTTTAATCCTTCAAATAGATTTTTCATTCCCATAATGAATATTATTTTTTCTTTTATCTTTTTATCTTGTAGTTCTTCTAACGCATCAGATAATGAATGACCACCATCTTGCATTTGTAGTATGGATAACTTTTGAAACCATCGTTCAGGTTTTTTTTCTTTCAGTTCCATTGCAATCTCACAGTCTTCAAAGTTATTATCAATCTCTTTATCTGGTTTTTCAGGGTCGCATTTTTCAGGTGTTGGTAAGTGAAATTTAAACTTTGGGTCTATCATATCGATATATTTATTTTCTTCAAGTTCTTCTCTTGCATCTTTTGTTTTCATTAATTTAGATACAGTATTTGGACGACGTACTATCTCACCTTTACAAAGAAGAGCTGGACGATACGCACAACCATAACTTCCTTCTCCTATGTATTTTCCTCCTTTTCTTCTAACAGTATTTTTATTTTTTTTGTTGTGTCTTTTTTTATTCTTAGTTTGTTTTGAAATTCTTGGCATATATATTTATATCATATTATTTTTTCACTAAATCAAGTTGTTGTAATCGTTTTCCTATATCTCCATCTTTATTTACACATTGGTTGGATGCTATATTGTAAATTTGACCTGGAGGACATTGAGGTGCTTTTTGAAGAGCCTTATTTACCTTCTCTCTATTAATTCTCTTATGAATCCCAATTTTTTTTAATCTTTTTGCAATGGTGCTATCTTCTTGAATACAATTTTCACTAATAGGATTATAGATTTGTCCTCGTGGGCATTGGCGATAAATAGGATGTTTTTTACGTTTTTTCGTATGTCTCATTATATCACTCTTTGTAAGTTGTTTTCGTGGTGCAAGTCTTAAATTAATAATTCTTCTCCCCAACTTACCATTCTTATCTACACAATTTTTTGATATGATATTCAATACTTCACCTTTAGGACAATCTTTAGCTTTTCGTATATGTCGTCCAACTTTCTCTCTCTTAATTGTTTTATATAAACCAATCTTCTTAATTTGTTTTGCATTTGGATGTTCTTCATCAATACATTGTTGAGAGATAATGTTATACACTTGGCCGGACGGACAATCTTCATATTTACCAATACGTGTAAATCTTTTATCACGAAAAGCAATATCCTTAAATTGTTTTCGGTTCGTTTGCGTTTGACGACGTATATGTCTTGTATCTTGGTCTATTAATGTTAATTCTTTCTTTCTAATTTTTCTAGTTTGTGTTCTTTCTCTCTTTCTAGATGGTTTAATAGTTGCTTTATTATTCTTTTTCAGTTCTCTATTAATTTCTTCTAACATCTTTAAAAATATTCTATATCCTTCAATAGGTGAAAGTCTATCTTTAATATTTGCCTTTGTATATCCTTTAATAATATCATAAAATATACTTTCTATCATTGTTAAATTATTTGGTTTTCTTTGAATATCAAATCTCTCTCGTTTTAATGAACCCCATAATTCGATTAAAAATATTCCAAAACTATGTGTATCTACATGTTTTAATATATGTTTTTTAAAATTTCTCTCTCCCATCTCTCTATACAGTGAATAATATTGGTTAAGTTTTAATCCATCCATATATAGGTTTGCGTGTTCTTCTGTAGTCTTCACTTCTTCTTGTTTCCCATTTTTTATAAATCTTGCATTATAGTGTATTTTATTACTTGTTTTAAATAGATACTTCATAATTGAGCGGATATCATCGAATCTTCTCTCTCGTAAAAGAGAGAAAAATGTTTCATTTGGTGAATATTTTTGCAGATGTTTTTCAAAAAATAAAGTATTTACTGGTTCATCAAAGGTAAATACAACATCCATTGGATAATGAACGGTGTCTATCGATGGTGTAAAATCATCTTCAGTAAGTTTATCAAAATTATCAATCATATAAGAAAGTCCAAAATCAATAAAATTATACCTATAAGTTTTTTTATGAAATAATATATTTTCATCTTTGATATCACCGTGTAAAAATTCGTGTTCGTACATCTCTCTCAATCCATAAAATAGATTTTCTAAACTAGCAATTAATTTCATTCGGTTTAAATCCTTATTTCCTTGAAAAATACTTTTCAAAATATTATCCATAGAAACACCACCATCTTTATATTGAAGAATACGAAATCTATCTTTCCAACCTTTTTGTTGAGGAGCACCATTGATAGCAGCAACGAAGCATTCGTGTAAATTATTATCTATTTTTTTATCAGGATTTGCTGGCTTACATATGGTTGGTCTCTTCAAATGATATCTGTAAGTATTGTCTATTTTATCAATTACTCTTGTAATGTTATGTTCTTTTATAGCATCTTCTTTTTTCATTAATTTTGATACTTTATTTTTTGGTCTATCTGTTGAATCTTCGCAACGCAATGGAGGACGATAGACACAACCAAAAGAACCTTCATCAATATACGCACCACCAACTTTATTCATATATAATATTTGATATTATATTTTCAAAGATTATATTTCTCTCTTATAAATATTGATTGCTTTAATTCGTTTTCCAATATCTCCATCTTTAGAAACACAACGATTAGAAACAACATTATAAACTTGTTTATCATTACATTTGGATGCTTTTCTTAGATGTTTTGAAATAGCATCATGATCTACTTTACCATCTAAACCTACTTTTTGAAGTCTTTTACCAATAGTGCTATTCCTTTGGATACATTTTTCACTAATTGGATTATACATTTTATTTTCAGGACAAGGTTTAAAAAGCGGTCTATTCTTTCTTGTTGCTCTTCGCATTAATCGTTTATGGTCTCTCTTTGTTAATTGTTTGCGTGGTGCTAAACCAAGATTTATAATCCGTCTTCCAAGAGCATTATTTTTATTCACACAATTATCAGAAACAAGATTTCGTATTTTTCCAGGAGGACAATCTTTCAGATCACTTAAAGCTTCTTTTACTTTTTCACTTCGAATATTTTTATGTAGTTCTAATGCTTTAATTACTTTTGCATTAGAGTGATTTTTACTAATACATCGTTTGGAGATTACATTATATATTTTATTTTCAGGACAATCTTTGTATATATCTTTACGACCTTCTAGACTAAATCCATATGTAATAGCGTGTTTATCTTCTGGACTCTTCTCTCTTCTTTGTGTTTTTGTCTTGTCTTTTGATTTCTCTCTTCTCTTGGTTTTTCTTTTCTCTTTTCTTTTTACTATTTTTAGTATATTCTTATATTCTTCGTAGGCTTCACTTGCATTCATTCGTTTTGTTATATTTGCCCTTGTCATATTACGTATTAAATCGTGGAATTTACTTTCTGCTTCATTTAACATTCTGCTTTTTCTAAAGGTATATTTTTGTCCTGTTAAGAATTCCCAAACATAGGTAAGGAAAAGACCAAGTGAATATACATCAATATGACTCATTATAAAATGAGAAAACTTTGTAAAATCACGATTAAAGAGAGTATCATATACATTATAATAATCTTCATAATAACCAGATTCAAGAGAGACATCATCTAAGTAAATATGTGGGTCTCCTCTCTCTAATCCTTCGTATAAATCTTTAATAGACCTATATAATTTAGCATCTTTTAAGATAAGACTGTTTTTAAGATTAATGCTACTATAATCATTTGCACAAATAGATTTTAATACAGCATCTATTTTATCAAATTCCTTATTCAAAAGCAATTCATATGTTCTACCATTAAATCTAGTATATTTGTTATTATGATATACCTCAATTTTACGCAGAGGATAATTTTCTAAAAATCCAACATCCAAGGGTCTAACATGATGTCCGAAAGAAGGAAATGAACGTTTTGGAACAAAATCTTCTACTTTAAAAGAGAGCCCAAAATCAATATAATTTACTTGAAATGTGTTTGGATTTATAACTATATTATTATAATTGATATCACCATGAACGAATCCATTTTCATACATTTTTTTAATTCCTAAAAAAAGTGTTTTTAATTGTTTCATAAAGTGATTTACATTGATATCACCAACATTACCACGATGTTTATCCATAAAAGATTTCATAGAAATACCACCATCTTTATATTGTAAAAGACGAACTTTATCCTTCCAATTCTCCGGATTTTGTTGTATGATTTTATGAATAAAATCACAATCTTGTAACATATTATCGTGTTTTTCTGAAAGCTTTTTAGGTTCGCACATCCTTGGTGTAGGTAAATGGAATTTAAAATCACTATCTATGTTATCAATTATTTTTACATTATTTAATTCTTTAATGGCTTCCTCTTTCAACATTACTTTTGTGATAGTATCTTTTTCTCTCTTCTTATCTCCCTTACATTTCAACGCTGGTTTATATACACAACCATATTGACCTTTTGCAATAAACTTTCCACCAGTTTGGATTTGGTTCATATATAATTTGTAAATATAATAAATTATATATTTAAAATTCTGTCATGTATGTTCTATTACCTCCACGTGTATTTAAGTAATCAATCTGTTCTGGTGTCATACAAGCACAACCACCACCAGTAAAACCACCAGATATTAATAGACCACCTTTTGAACTGAACTTAGAACCACAACATTGAGGACTAAATTGGGTATCTCCTAAAAATGACATACTTTCTTCAGGACCAACAAATCTTGAACCTTCACTGCCTTGACGATGATAAGCTAATCGTTCAGCTTCTTCTATTTTTCTGTCATCTGTATCCCAACTTCCTAGAACTCCAGTTCCCATTCTATAATCTACCGAAGAACCTAACATAGATAATCCTTCTTTTAAACCTACTTTACTACACGAACTAATTAAATGTAAGTTTGCTAACCACAAAATGACAATGGCAATAAGAATTAATTCAATTCGTAATCTAATTCCAAATACGTTAATATCCATTATATATATTAAATAATAAAATAATATATTTATAAAAGAGTTTCTATATTTCCATTGTAATCTGTAAATTTATAACCTTCTAAATAAAAATAATTTTTATCAGTTAAAATATGATATAATTTTATTTTAGAATTACAATAAGAATCTGGTTCAACTTCTAAGTTCATTGTAGATATAGGTTTATTCTCTATGTATAACATATTATGTAATTTTCCATATATTGTTTTCTTATTTGGTAGTTTTATTTTATAAATAGAATCATTAAGTATTTCTACAATACCAATAACAACAACATTATCTTTTAAACGGTCTTTTATTTTTATGTTTTCAAAACTTTTAAAACTACCATCATGAAGTTCAATTTTTGTATTTCCAATAAATCCACCTTCTAAATGATTCATAATTGTATATTTTTTAAGAATAATATTTTTGATATCTCTCTCTTTATTATTCCTAAGAAGTGATAATCTTTTTTCTAAATAGTTAATTTCTTCATCTTCAAGGTCGTCCCAATCAGAAAAACAATTATTTTGAATATAAATACATTTATTTGTTGTATTGATACAATAAATATATTCTTTATTGTACTCTGTTATAATATTTGCATTTGGTAATGTACTGACTGGTTTCCATGTATTGTCTATAAGAACATTATGATTTCCAGATACAATACACCCCTTATAGCGATACATATATGTTTCTTCAAGTATGTTGTTTTCATAATGACATCGTAGAACTTTAAATATAGAATGGACTATAGAACCATCTTTTAAGACATCACCTGGACTTATATCTTTAATATACTTCGGTCCATCATTGGTTTCTATAATCGTATATTCATCAAAACACTTAGGACGTTTAGGTAAGCTTCTTCGTGATTTACTTAGTATTCTTGCTAATCCAGCAAGGATGGGAATAAGAAATCCTGTAACTGTTATGAATATAACAAGCAATGGTGCTGCCACAGGTGCTAAAAATAATGATGCTAATAATTTCGCAATAATACCACCTAAAAGAACTAAACCACCAATCATAATACTAATAAAGACACGAACAAATAAAAGAAGACTATAATATCCTGTTAATAAAGCAAACATTTTGGCGACAATAACTCCTGTTGTTTTCTGTAAAATATCTCTCAGTTTAATAAACATGTATTGTATTGGAATAATAAATCCAAAAACCCTTGAAATGATGCGGTCATTAATATTAACTAAATTATCTGTAATATCACCAATTTTAATACGTATTTCTTGAATATTATCATTGATAATAGTGATGGTTTGATAAATAATATTCATTACAAATAAAATAGGACGAAAGAAATTTGATGATATTTTTTCAAACATGCTATTAATACAATAATTAAAGTTTGAATTTGTAAATTCAAGGTTTCCTTTATCTTCAGGTTTATTTATTAATCCAGCAAATGGAATTACCATAGGACTACAACGTTGTCTAATCCAATCTGCCTTAATGGGTTTGATTTGACTCATGACATAAAAATATGAAAAGATAATAAAGAAAATGAAAAGAATGACAAGAGTAATGGTAAAAGAACCACCATAAAAATCAAAATATCCTTTTTGATTATATATTTTAGAAAAAATATTTTTAATATCATTAGGTGTCTCCATATGTTATTTATAGATATAATTATTATATATTTAATTTATCTTTCTCTCTTAATTCATTATCCTCCCAATCCCAGAAGTTATACTCTCCAATCGGTATCCTATGATTAGAAACAACGAGACAAGACATATTTTCGGTTTGTATCTTTCTCTCTAGAATCGCGTCAGTATAATCTTTAACTTGAAGGAATTTACCATAAATTGGATGTTGTAAATAATGACTTCCAGTGACATAAATATAGTCATTGTATTCTTTGCTATATATTTTATAATATGGATTTTCAGGATCTTTTTTATTTCCTCTAATAATCATAGAAGCTTCTACTATGGCACCGTTGCTTAACACTTCTCCGGTTTCGACTTTTTTCATAGGTTTATAAGTTCCATTCATTAATTTAACTTTTGTATTGGGATGGAAACATACAAATCGAAGTGTTCTTCCAATGGGTCCAGCCATAATGCTTGAACCTGTATTCATACCAGTCTCCATTAAATATACAGTTAGAGTAACTGTTCCAATTAATTTATCCATCATATCTTTTAGTTTAATAATCATTTTTTGAAATTCAATCATAATATTAATAAATATTCCTAAGATAGTGCCTATAATATTGGTAAAGTTTGAAGTAATACTATCAATCTTTTTTCTGATCCATTGAATATTCTCTAATAAGTCTCCAATCACATTTTGAACTAATGTAATAATATAATTAGTTGGTTTTAATAATTCTCCAATATAAGAAGACTGCATATTCTGAATACAATATGTGAAGTTAGATACTGGGTCATGACCAAAGTATCCAGCAAATGGAAGAACGGATGGCGTACATCTATATTTAGGCCAGTTTGATTTAATATTATTCATACCGATTGTAAAAGTATTTATAAATGATAATAAAACATACATTAAAATAATAAGAATAGATAAAAAGATATCGCTAAACTTCATTTATAATAATATAATTTGATATTTTATTTTAGTATTCTATATTTAAAGAGAATTAAATATAGAGTTATACAGATGAATAGGGTGAATCAGATGATTGAAATACAAAAAGAATCTTTAGAATTATTTAAGAAAAAGAATAATGATTATGGAGACGCTTTTGCAAAATATGGATTGATTGGTGTGTTAGTAAGAATCGAAGATAAAATTCAGCGTTCTATTTCTATAACGAATAAAGGAATTCACCTGGTAGATGACGAGAGAATAAGAGATACCCTTCTTGATTTACACAATTATTCTGCTATGGCACTTATGTTAATGGATGAAAAAGACAATAGTTAAGTTATTTAGATTTTCTCTTTTTTTTTGTGTATCGTTTTTTTCTTTTTCCACCTTTATGTGTATCTTTAGGGTCAAATGCATCATATCTGCTGTTTTCTTGTGCTTTTAGAAGAAGTTCTGCATTATTCACGGTGCTATCTTGTGTTCCAGATGGCCCCTCTACATTACCTGCGTCAAATTGTGGTATAGTATGACCTCCTCCTTTTATTAATTGAAAATGATTTCCATTATCATTCGATTCATTATTTGAGCTTCCATTTAGCATACTTGTTTGTTGTTCTGCTTCGTATTGATTCTTTAATACAGCTTCTTCATTTGCACTGGTTGCACCATATTTATAACCTTGGACCATTGCAGGTGGAACAGATGGTTCTTTTCCGCCTCCTTTATGACTTCTATTTTTACGAGTAATAGATTTACATTGATTTAAGTTAATATACGAATATATTTTATAAAAATCTTCATTGTCGTGGATCCAATCTTTAATTTTTTCATTTATATGATTGTTTTTATCGTTATACTTTAGGTTTCCTAAGTTATAAGCAATTTGTGATAGAGAGAAGAGAGAAACAACTTTATGCCGTTTTATGATATCGATAATATTGAATAATGAATGTATTGCTTCGTATTCTCTAAGTTCAATATTTAAATAAATATATTCTTCTACTTTATGTAATAATGTCTTTTTATCTAGTCTATCACTAAATGTTGGAATATTCCAACGAATTCTCCATTGAGGACATATTTTTCTTTTTGATAAACTTCTATGTTGTCTTTTCCATGATTCAACATTAAAAGATTTATTTTGTGTATGTTTTATGCCTAATTTAATATTTTCGTCAAAATGTTCGTGGATAACAGTCGTTTTATCAATCATATATAATAAGTAAATATTAGTTTAAAAAAATAAAATAATAACTTCATATACTAAAATGAAGGATTTAACAAGTAATGAGCGTTTAAATTTAAGTAAAATGATACGAAATTATAATGCAAGTGAGACCACGAGCAAAATTCGTGAATTAAGACATAGTAAAAAAATAAAAGAGGATGTTGCAAAAATTATAAAATTAAAAAAAGAATATTCACGAATTCGTATATCGAATTATAAACAATTTAGAGAGATATGTGAAAAGAGATGTGATTTTTTATATACGAATTATACCAATATATTTAATCGTTTAATAAAGGATGAGTTAAATGAGAATGTCTTATTTAATTTTATTGACATTTTGTCTGAAATTGAGGATGGAAAATTAGATCAACATGAGGGTTCTTATAAGGTAGGAATGATATTGAAGAAGTTATATATTGATACTAAATTGAATGATGAAAAAGGGTCATCTAAAAAAATAAATAAAAAACCTATAAAAAAAATTAAATGGAGTGAATTTAAAATAATACATTTAGAAAAATAATATAACTATTATATATATAGAAAATGGGAAGAAGTTTATCCGCAATACGTTTTTCAAGAGCAGCCAGACCAGGACATACCAAAGGTAGTCGTGCCTCAAAGAGTGCAGCAGTAACCTCACCAGGTTCTCCTCTCTATAGTCGTTGGAGAGGTTGCAAGGGGTGTAAATAAACTAAAAAATTGATATAAATATTAATATTACATTATAATAATATTTATTATGGTTCGTTCTTTGATTATTGTTGAATCACCTGCTAAATGTAAAAAGATTGAAGAATATTTAGGAAGTAATTATAAATGCGTAGCTTCTTACGGTCATATTCGTGGATTAGATGTATCCAAAGGTATTCGTTGTATTGATACTGAAAATGATTTTAAACAATCCTTTAAAGTATTATCAAATAAATATTCAGTAATTAAAAAACTAAAAGAAAGTATAGCAAATTGTAATGATATATATATAGCGACAGACGATGATAGAGAAGGTGATGCAATTGGATGGCATTTATGTAAAGTATTAAAATTATCCCCAGAAAAAACAAAGCGTATTATCTTTCATGAGATTACGAAGGATGCTTTAATGATTGCGGTTAATAATCCAACGAGATTAAATATGGCTTCAGTGGAATCACAACGTGCGAGACAGAGTTTGGATGTGTTAATTGGATTTACGGTTTCGCCGATGATATGGAAGTATTTAAATCAGTATAATTTGTCTGCTGGTAGATGTCAAAGTGTTGCATTACGATTAGTATATGACAATTACATTTCTTTAAAAAATAGACAACAAACAGAAGGATACCAAGTGAAAGGATATTTTACCGAGAAGAATATACCTTTTCATTTAGAAAAATATGTAGAAAATAAAGAGGGAATAAATTTGTTTTTAGAGGATACAGTGAATCACGAACATCGATTATTTCTCTCTCAAAATAAGAAAGATAAAGAGAGAAAAGAAGTAAAGAAAGAAAGAAAACAACCTTTTCCATATACAACAAGTTTATTACAGCAACAAGCTCATTCTATATTACGATATACACCAAAACAAACAATGGCGATTTGTCAAAAATTGTATGAAAACGGATATATTACTTATATGAGAACAGATAGTAAAAAGTATAGTAAAGAGTTTATCCAAAAAGCAAAATCATTTATTAGTAAAAAATGGGGTAGTGAATATATATCGAACACATTAGATAAAATTACAATTACAAATGAGAAAAGTAAAGGAAAGGAAAAAAATAAGAATATACAAGAAGCACATGAGTCTATCCGTCCAACAAATTTATTGAAGATTGATATTAAGGAAGACAACAATTCATCAATTGGTATAAAAGAAATAAAAATGTATCATTTAATATGGTGTAATACAATAGAGAGTTGTATGTCTCCTTGTATATATTATTCATTATCTGGGTATATTACATCAGCTTTAAAGGAAGTATATTATAAACATATGTTTGAGAAGATAGAATTTCCTGGGTGGTTAATTGTGGAAAAGGTGTATAAGAATAAAGATATATACGAAAAAGATGAAGATTATGAATTCATAAAGAAGGAGCGAGAGATTGTGAATTATAATAAAATCGAGTGTGAATACACCGTTCAAAACTTAGGGCAACATTATACGGAGGCTTGTCTTGTTTCTTTGTTAGAAAAAAACGGAATAGGAAGACCATCTACTTACTCTAGTTTAGTTAGTAAAATCCAAGAGAGAAATTATGTATTGGTCCAAGATGTGGAAGGTAAAAAAATAGATGCAATTGATTATAGATTAATTGATAATGAGATAGAAGAAATAGAGAGAAGTAAAGTAGTTGGTTCTGAGAAAAATAAATTAGTTATACAACCTCTTGGAATCATGGTAATGGAGTATTTAATAAAATATTATGATACTATATTCAATTATAAATATACTTCTACTATGGAAGATATGTTGGACCATATAGTAGAGAGAAAAATGACTTATTTGGATTTATGTAAAAAGGCATATGAAGATATTAAATCTATTTCAGAGAATATACAAGAAGAAAAAGTAGAGTATGTGATAAAGAGTAAGAAGGATACAGATTCTACTTATCATTATAAAATTACAAAGTATGGACCGTGCATTTTAAAGATGAATGGTTCTACAAAGGAGTATTTAAGTATTCGTGATGATATTAATATGGATAAATTAAGAGAGAATAAATATTTTGTAGAAGATATTATAAAGGAAAACAAGGCATCAAGAGTAATTGGTGTTTTTGAGAACAAGGATGTTTTATTAAAAAATGGAAAATATGGGTATTATATACAATGGAATAATGAAAATTTCAGTTTAAAATCATTGACACAAGATAATATTTCTACAGAAAATATTACATTAGATGATTTTAAAAAGTTATTGAATATTAAAAAAGAAACAAATAAAAATATATATAAATTAAGCGAACAAGTAAGTATTCGTAGTGGTAAGTATGGTCTCTATATTTATTACAAGACGAAAAAGATGAAAAAACCAAAATTTATACCCATTCATAAATGTCCGCTATTAAGTAAAGATATACACTTACAAACTCTGGAATTAAATGAATTTGACAAAGAAAAAATAGTTTTGTGGTGTCTTAATCAATAAAAAAAGTATTTGTATAGATTATAGACAATGGATAAGAAAGATACATATAATATAATTTTAACTTTTCTAGTAACAGTAGGAATCTTACAAATATTAAATATTTTTATTCCAGTTGCTTTATTTAAGGGTTCATCTATTATGATATATTCGTTCACTTTATTACTTATTTTATTATCTGGTGGTGTTGCGTTTTCATTATATGATAATGTATCTGATTATATGTATTTAGCTTATTATGTAATGACGAATGTTTTACCTATTGTGATATTATTATATACAAATATTAGGTATGTGAATACGATTGAAAATAAAAATATAAAATTAGAACAGTATAACACACTTCTTACTATATTTATAGTTATTTATATATCTCAATTAATAATATTATATAATTCATATCATAATGAGTATGGATTAAATAAATTATTCATAGGTAATGCTTGTATTTCATTATTTAATTTATTTATATCAGGTTTAATCTGGAGAGAGATTTCATTTTATGTAACAGATGGTTGATGAATAAAAGAATAGATGATACCATAATTTGTGTCGTTTTCCCAAATTCCAGATATTTTAAGTAGTAATTGAATTGTATCTTTTTTTTGAGATATGGGTTCTTTACTATTCACTTTAATTTGTTTTGTAAGAATCTGGTTATATAGATTAAACACAGGTGTTTTTTTAGTTCTAAATTTTTTAAATTTAAGAAGTATTTCTTGTTCTATTTTTTTCATTTTATTTATAATTTTGAAATTAATAGATGGAATAAAGAAAACTTTATATTTATTATAATAATTTGTTAAGTTGATTGATTTCAAAAGTATTAAAATATGAAGATTGGATAATGTTATTTTATTTGTAGAATAGATTATATTATAAAACGAACTGTTTTCAACAATTGTGTTTGGAACTTTTTCACCGAAATAAATATTATAAATATTAAAACTATCTTTTTTATCTTCACAATCTAATATGATATTCATTATTTTATATATGCTATACTATTTAATATATTTAATAGTATAGTATTTTCTCTCTATTTATTCTTTTCTTAGACATATTTCACTATAGAGTTGAATAATATTTATGTTTTCTTCACTTGGGTCTTTTATGTGTTCTAAGTCTGAACTTGTAATATTTTCAAATCTTTCAATTTGTTGAATAATATTTTGAAACGATTCATCAATATATTTAATCCAAGAGTTATATAGATTTGGGTGTGTATCTTTCATAGAATTAGATTGAGATTGAAGTATTGTTATTTTCTCTCTTAACTTTGAATTATAATTTTGAATGACATGTTCCATTTATAGTATATGATAATAATTATATTTATATTATACTCTATTAAAAATATAAACACTTTAATAAATTAATAGTAATGAAATATTTTGAAACATCTTTTGATAGTTATTTGAGAGAGGTTGAACGTGTAAATATACATAGAGAATATGAGAAATATTATTCTTATTTTCCAGAGAGAATAAAAGATATGAATCATACAATTATATATGGTGTAAATGCGTGTGGTAAGTATTCTCAAATGTTAAAGATGATAAGTAAATATAGTCCATCAAAATTAAAATATGAGAAGAAGATAAATATAGCAATACAGAAAAAGAGTAATTTTATTTTTAAAATAAGTGATATACATTATGAGATTGATATGGATTTATTAGGTTGTAATAGTAAAACAATATGGAGCGAGTTTTTATCTCAGGTTATTGATATTATATGCACAACAAAAAATAAGGAAGGGTTCGTTGTATGTAAGAACTTTGAAAAAATAAATTTAGAATTGCTGGATATATTTTATGGATATATTACAAACATACCAAATAATATTCATATACGGTATATATTACTAACAAATTGTCTATCTTTTTTACCCCAGTGTTTTTTAGATTCGTTTAATATTTTGAAGTTTAAGAAACCTTCGATTATAAAGTATAATAGAATTACAAATCAAAAAATAAAGAAGAAAGAATTACATTTAGTATCTAATATAAAAGAAATAAAAGGAGATAGTATTCCTGACAAGAATAAGACACATATATTATCAGAAAAAATCATAGACTATATAAAAGAGAGTGAATCTTTTAATTTTCACGGATTAAGAGAGTATTTATATGATATATTGATATATCATTTTGATATCTATGAAGTGTTGTGGTGTATTTTAGAGAAATTGCAAAATAATATACCGATAGAGAAGTATTTTGAATTAAATATAGAGATATATAAGTTTTGTTTATATTATAATAATAATTATAGACCAATTTTTCATATTGAAAAAATTATACTTTATTTATTAAAAGTAGTTCGCAATATAGATTAAGTTTTTATATATTGGTAAAAAAAATATGAATATAAAGATTATGAATGAGATATAATACATAGAGATGTCATTGAATTATTTACTTATTGGTTGTACGGGTTGTTTAGGTAAAGTGATATTATATTCACTTTTAAAAAATACAAAAGATATAGTTTATATTGTAATAAGAGAGAAAGAAGGAAAAACGATTGAAGAGAGAATAGGCGAAATAATGAGAGAGATGACTCTTGATTATAATACTTATTTGAATGAAAACCGAATATATGTAATTCGTGGTGAATATACTAAGGAATTAGAATTACAAATGGATAAAGAAGATATAGATATGATTATTGATAAAATTAATATATTTATAAATGCACTTGCCGATGTGAATTTTAATAGAGAGATTAAAAAATCAACATTAAATAACTGTAAGACAGCGATGGAATGGATGAGGTTATATAATCGATGTAAGAATGTAATACAATATACTTATGTTTCAACTGCTTTTACAGGATTTCATAAAGTGGGTAAGGGTTTTGAGAATATCGAAGAAGAGTTTCATATAAATAAAAACCAAGGACATACATTGGATATGTGTGAGACAACATATACGAATATATTGAATGGAGTAATTAGAGAGAATGAATTAAGAAATAGTGAGTTTGAGAATTCATATACGTATAGTAAAAATTTAACCGAGTTATTACTTGCAAAAAGAATTCATCGTGGTAAATTATTTATTGTTCGTCCATCAATAATTATATCTGCAGTACAAGAACCTTATCCAAGCTGGGGTTCATTCCAGACAATTAATCTATTTATATTGGGTATTGTATCAGGAATGTCTCTTTTTTATTGTATGGATTACAATAATTGTGTATTAAACACAGTTCCAGTGGATATGGTTGCACAAGATTGTATTCGTGTTATAAAAGAAGAATCGAAAGAGACAGTAAAAATATTACATTCTTGTCTTACACACAATAGTTGTGATTGGTATAAAGATAAAGAGGTTGTATATAATGATTTATCAAATTATATTTATTCAAAGTATTCATTGGAACCATTGAATTATAAGAATAAAGTGTATTATCCATCGATTTTAAAGATATACAAAAATTGGTATGAGTGTTATATTGGTATCATTACTCTCTTAATTAGAAGTATTATAGTAAATATATCAAGATTTGGTATCATTAATGGTATATTGATTTCAAAAGACCAATTTTTATTCACTTGGAAATATAATCAATTATTTCATACATTTGCAAATAAAAATTGTTGTTTTAAACGAAGTATGGAGATTGATCCAGATTATTTATCTATTTCATATAAAGATATATTATATAAATTTATAGATAATATACCTCAATTATTAAAAACCGAAAATATATCTTGGTTATAGTTTATTCAATAAGTATTTTAATATCTATTGAATAAAAAAGATAAAAAATTTATATTATAAATTTATTTTACATTGACTAGTTTATTTATTTCTTACGGATAACACGGCGTTTGGGTTTTGCTGGAGTTTTTGTTGTTTCAGTTTCTGGTTGTTTTTCTTGTTCGTTATCACTATCACTGTCGCTATCACTATCACTGTCGCTATCTTGAACGTTTACATCTTGTGTTTGAGTTAGCTCTTGTGTTTCGTGTTGTGCGTTTTGTTCCTCAGTTTCTACATTTGAAAGTTCATTCTTATTTACCCTCAAGAAGCATTTACCTTCAAATTTTACTGGTCTTTTTACCATAGCTTGTTTAAGTTGCCACGAGACACCGAATTTACCACCTGCATACCAAATACCATTACATTGAAGAGCACAAACTACATGTGATGATTTAGGAACATAATTCTCAATTAGGTCTGTTTCAGTTTCAACAAATTTATTATTTAGGATTAGATTTCCATCCATATCATATAGTTCAATATTGAATTTTCCTTCCCAATAAGGGATCTTAACTCTCAATGTAGGGTCTCTCGATGAATCAGGCTCTCCTGTATCCTTATCTTTGGGATAACGAACAAAGGGTGTAAAGAGTGCTTCTGCAACTTCCTTAGTCATCTTTGACTTATTAAACCAATCCTTACTATTCTTTACGCAACTGTCGAGGACATATTCCTCAAGTTCTTTCAGTTTATTAAAGAAGTCAGATACATTTTTCTTATTAGAACTACATTGAAGGTTCATATTATAACTTACACGGCCACTGTCTTCATCAACCATTTTATTAATTCCCCAAGTCAATACAAGAGGTGTATCAATAAGAAGTCTATTTCCATTATACATCAAAGGAATGGTTTTACCTCCCCTAGATGTAGTTTTAGGAGTTCCATAAGATACATCGGATACATTCAAATCATCATAATGCGAAAGAAGATCTTGAGCGGACATTCTTGTTATTATAAAGTTAATATATATTGATGAGTTTTCTTTAAATCAATTTTATGAGAAATTAATAAGAATGTTTTGCTTTGTGTATGGTCTTGCTCTATTACGATAAATATATTATATAAATATCTTAAAATTAAATACGAATATAAGATATAGGTATGAGAGAGTTTGTTTATATGAATGATGAATTTATAAAAAAGTATTTGAATAATAAAAATAAAAAGAAAATAACAGACGATTTATTCAAGATACCAACTTATGAAACAATGGATTATTTTTTACAATATAATTACAATGTGAATCAATTAAAAAAAATATGTAAATTTTATAAACAACGAATAAGTGGAAATAAGAATGATTTACTTAAGCGTGTTATAAGTTATTTATACCTTTATAAATATGCTTGTATTATCCAGAGAACATTTAGAAAATATGTAGTAAATAAATATCTTGAATTAAAAGGACCTGGATTCAGAGATAGAAAGTTATGTGTAAATAGTAATGATTTCTTCTTTTTTGAGGATTTAAAAGATATATCAAATGATGAATTTATTAGTTTTAGAGAGAAAAATGGTTTTATATATGGGTTTAATATATTTTCTCTCTATACACTGGTAAATAAAAAAGATGGTGATATTCAAAATCCATATACAAGAACACCATTACAAAATAATGTAAAAAAGGATGTAGAACGTTATGTTCGTTTTTCTAAATTGTTATCCATTCCTTTAAATTTAAAAATAGAAAATACAGAAACTTATTTATCACCTGAACAAGTATTTAAAATGAGAGTTGAAAAATTATTTAAATTTATGGATGATATGGGAAATTATACTAATTCAAGATGGTTTATGGATTTGTCTTGTATTCAATTATATCGTTATGTAGGAGAATTATATGATTTATGGAATTATAGATTACAACTTACAAGAGAATTAAAACAATTGATATGTCCTCCTTATGGTAATCCTTTTTATAATGTAAGCTTACATAATATTACAAGATATACACGAGAGAGAAAATTAATCAAAGTTCGAAAATTAATTCTTCAAATTATTGAGAATTTATGTTATAATGCAGAAAATAACGACCATAAACAGTTAGGTATTTTATATTGTTTAACTATATTTACACTTGTAAATAATAATGCAAGAGAAGCATTGCCTTGGTTGTACGAATCTACAATATAATTATTATTTATACCATTCATACGGTTTATATATTTTAATTATTAAAGAACTTAAAAAGACACTTCTATATAGTATTATAATAAGATGCCAAGAAAAATGAAGAGTTCCGCACCTAAGAACGAAGTCGTTACTGAAGATGTAAAGCCAGTTGTAGAAGCAACTACGGAGCAAGAGACTGCACCTGAGACTGTTGCTTCTAGTTTAATGGATGATTACGCAACTCTCTTAAGTGAGCTAACTTCGTTGCGTTCTACAGTTAGTTCGCTAACTACTCAACTTCGTGCTTTGAAGACACGCACTGAGCGTGAGCTTCGTCAAGCACACAAGAATGGCAAACGCCGAAAGAATGTAAATCGCAAACCAAGTGGATTTGTAAAACCAACTCCAATCAGCAGTGAGCTTGCACGATTCCTAGGAAAGCCTAAGAATTCTGAGATGGCACGAACTGAGGTGACACGTGAGATTAACCAATATATTGTAAAAAATGAATTACAAGACCCATCTAATCGTCGTCGTATTGTTCCTAATAGTGAGCTTCGTAAGCTTCTTAAGATTGGTAAGAATGAAGAGCTTACCTACTTTAACTTGCAAAGATATATGAGTCCTCATTTCCAAAAAGCAAGTTCCCCTTCCTCATAAATGAAATAGAATCCAAGTTATAAAAATAATTATTTAATTATTCTTATAATTTACAAAAACTTATTATCCATAAAAGGAACATAGTTTCGTTTTCTTCCAAATTTATTATTAATTTTAATATACATACTTTTCGGCATAATTTCATGATTAGAATTTTCTGTTTCATAATGTAAAATCAAATTACCATCACATAATTCAGGACATGATAACCAAAAATTATATTTTTCTTTTGGAAAAGGATCGTATGTTAAATCATATTCAATACCATTTATAAAACAACGAACTATATCCTTATATTTAATATTTTTACTATGATTTACCATAATACTTTCTTTATAATATTTTTTATATGGGTCTTCTTGAATAGTTTGATTGTATAATATTACTCTCTCTAACATTAAATAATGATTTTTATCTCGGTCAATCGCATAACTATAAGGAACATTATTATTCCCAATTGGAGAATAAAACTCCTCTATGACATTATATGCTGAAAACGAATATATCCTATCCCCTACATAAATATACTTCAATTCATTTATTCGAAATAAAATACCATATGTATTTGTATCCTCATCTTGTTCTTCTCCACTGTATTTACAATGATTTTTTGAAATCATATAATCTTTTATAATAAAAGAATGTATTTTAGGATACTCCCTATTTCTATCTAATTCAACACTTGTATCTATTAAGTATAACGATACATTCTTATTATCTACAACAACTTTATAAAAGTATGAAAAATTAAATTTAACATAGTATTCTTTCATTTATATATATACAAGTTTATCTTAATAACATTTATACGAATATAAAATTATGTTTCCTAAGAAACTCTTCTATTTTTGTATTATTTATGACATCATATGATAAAGAATACTCATCAAAATACTTTAAATAAGAATGATTATCTAAATTATAATAATGAAGCACATCTTTCAATTTCTTATACTGCTTTTGAATAGGTTCTGTTTTTTTTTTATTTTTAATACAATCATAATCACAAAATATATTTAATAAATCTCTATTAATATTGTATCGTTTCATAGTTTTATATATGAAATATATATTATGTTGTGTTCTTTTATATTCACTACCAGATAAGACACATAATTCTCTGAATGTATTGCTATCCAATCCTATTGTCCTTAATATATTTTCGTAATTATAACACAAGAAACTATGATTCACTAAACTCATATATTTGAATACTTTTTTACAACCATAAACTAAAAGGTCCATATCTTCTGTAAAACAACCATATGCTTTACCTGTATTCACATAATAACAACAAAGAATATCTGCCTCCGTATCAGCTCGAATACATTTAAAACCGAATAACCGAATTAGATGTCTAACATTCTTACACTCTTCAGTTGTAATTTTTGTCTTTGTAGAAATATAATCTTTCATTTCATCTTTATATTTTGAAATAATTGTTGAATCGGTTTTTATCTCTTTCTCTCTTTTTATCTTATCTAAATAGGATACCTTTTTATATAAATTATCATATTTAGTGGTTGCATTATCTTTACATTTATATCGTTCTATTTTTTTTTCTTCATTAATTTTTTTCATTTTTCCGTCAAATATAAATACAGCATTTATATTGTAATGAATGAAGAGACAACATAACTCGTATATTTTTTCAAATAATAGATTCTCACTTTTAAAACGATACATATAAATAAGCATATCTACTACGACTGTCTTATCACTCAAACTCTTAAAATGAGATTCTTCAATACAATTCTCATTTGGATTTTCAATATGTTTGTCTTTAATAAAACGGTTCAACAATGGTATTCCCATACTATTCTTCCTTGTTATAGAATAAATGCTAACCCAAGTTTTCATCTATTCGGTTCAATTTTCTCATATACTATTGTAAATACTTATGTCTCTCTTAAATTCAGGTATTAGCATATATAACCCTTCTTCTTGTTCTGACTTCATACATTTCTTAAATATAATTTCCTTAACATCAAATGGTAATTCTTTATATTGAAATACATAATTTCCCTTGTAAGATACTACACGGTAGTGATATCCGATCCATTCCATAATAATATATTTATCTGGATTGAATACACCTTTCTCTCGTATGATGTTGTCTTCCATACCACCACACTGAATGACTCCTGTTAAATTTTCATTTTCATAAGCTTCCTTTGATAATATAATGAGTTTAATATTAAGAACTCTTTCTAGTGTAGAAATCGCCCACGAATCCGCCCAAAATTTACAAGTTTGGACGACTTCTTTGAAATCATCTATATCTTTTACATCTTTCATGAATTTAAATTCATTCAAAAATGATTCTTGACTTGTTAGTTCTTTTTCCATTCTTTTATATTCTTCGGCGATTCTACGTAATTCACTCATGAATACATCAGTTTCACTTTTACTATCCGATTGTTTAAATTTTCTTTTTAAGGAATTATATTTATTATTCAATTCTTTCATATCTTTTTTAATATCATCTTTGCGTACTTTAATAGTTAAATATAAGTTATAATATTGGTTAAATGTTGGCTCATCAATCTCATTTGCAATTAAATTTCTTAGTTTTTGAACGCTTGTATCTTTACCAACAGATTTATATGCTTGTTTTATTGCATCAAATAAACAATCCCCACCACCTATATTTTCTATAATTTTATAATTACCATCATGGAAGTAATTCTGTATCCAGTTTTTACCACCAGAAAACTTGATTCTTCTCTCATTTCTATTGTCTATATTCTTTTTCATATTATATTTAATATCATCGCGGTGGTCTTTCTCTCTCTCTTCTGTATCATCTTCTTCTGTATCTTCCTCTTCTGTCTCTTCCTCTTCTGTGTCTTCCTCTTCTGTGTCTTCCTCATCTGTATCTTCCTCATCTGTATCTTCCTCATCTGTATCTTCCTCATCTGTATCTTCCTC